TTCTTTAGTAGGCTTTTTACCTGAACCACGATTAGCACGGATGTTATCCCATAATCCTCTACGACTATAAGAACCATCAGCACGCTTAATCATTTGTCCACCTTTACCGTATAAATCTTGCATCATAACATTTTTATCTATCATTCCTCCCATAGCCATTTCTTGAGCTTGAGGAAAGGCATTAAAGAATGCATCCTCTGTAGGAAACTTCTTGTAGAAGTCTTCTTCAGAAGTGACACCTGCCATTTTTAAGAATTCGTTTTTCATTTGTATTTGTTTAACCACCCTCCTTGAGAGTATGTATTGTCTTGGATGTTACCGCCCATTTCATATTTACTTAACCAACCTCCTTGAGCATTAACTTTAGGTATAATAAGATTCTGTCCTGCTTTAATACTAGCAGCATCTTTAATTTCAGGATTAACTTTTAATATACTCTCTACAGGAACATTATACTTTTGGCTAATGTCCCACATAGTATCTCCTGATTTAATTTGATAAGAAATAGGACTAGAAGCAGTAGAAGCAGTACTTATAATTTGTGGATATAAAGTACCTCTTAGTGCTTTACCGCGGTCAGAGTTAATGCGTGCAAAAAAATTAGCACGTTTTTCAGGATCGTTAGTAGTTTGCCATCCTACTGCCCACTCATCAACTAATGAACTATCATTTCTTATTGCATTATCTATTGAAAAATTTTTGCGATAATGCATGTCTATAATTGCTAAAGCTGCCTGTTCTTGAAGACTTAAATCTTTGGCACTTTTTACAGACATCATTTTATTTGCTAAATCATCTAAAGGTTGTTTTAAAATATCTGCGTAATAATTTTTTACTCTTCCTTGAGCAGTTTTTAAAGAAGGACCATCTTCAATTTGTACAACTCCCGCTCCTGGCCCCCCACCTATTTGTTTTTGTTCTTCTTTTAAGCCTGATTCAGCAATACCTATTCCTTCAACTATTCCTACTAATTTTGGTATTTCGATATTTCTATGCTCTGACATAGATTTAAATATACTATAAGGAGTATTTGATACTGCAGTACTATCAGATGTTGTTTTATTTTTATTTTTAGGATCCGTATCCATCATTCCTCCTTCAGCCCATGTAGCACGAGCATAAGCACGGAAGTGTGGATTATTATCTAAGTTCTTTTTATGACGAGCATACCAAGACTTTTTAGCTTCAGGATTGTTAGGACGATTCTTAAGGTTAGGATCACCAAAATGTTTTACAGTTCCATCAGGACCTGTTACTTTGTGTGTCTTACCTTTTCTATCTGATTTAGATACTACATATCCCCCATTACCTAACTCATTGCGCTCCATCATAGAATATGCAATAGCTACTGCTTGGTCTTGTGGATATCCTTCTCTACGTAGCTTACCAATCTTATTACTTAGTTTACCACCATCGCCATAAAATCTTTGACTACTATAAGGACCTACTCCACCAGCACTTACGGATTGTTGTTGAGATTGCTGTACTTGATTAGATAAACTTTGTCCTTGTGGAAGAAGTTGCCCTAACATATTAGCTCCTTGACCAATATTCATAAAAGTATCTAACTGGTCTGCATGTTTAGCAAACGGAGCTAAACCTTCTGCCATACCTGCACCTCCCATAAATGAAGTAGCAAGAGATGTTGCTTTAGATAATCCTGATGCAATATTTTTAGTACTATCTGAAACATCAGAAGCTTGTATAATATCTGATGCTCCACCTACTGCAGTAGTTACGCCACTTTTTAATGATGCAGGATTTACTGCAACACCTAATGCAGCACCTCCAATTTCACCTGCACCTCGAATACGATCTTGTTCTGCTAATTCTTTTGCAGATTTTTGGTTACCTAAGTCTACATTTTTATTTCCAAGTTTTTGTAAACCTCTATATCCAGCGTCTGTTAAAGTATCTGTAGCACCAAATGTAAGAGTGTCTAAAGTTCCTTCTAATATACCATAGGCTCCAGCTCCTATATCCTTAAATAATCCCCCATCTTTATACTCACCCCCATACATATATTGATAGCCCCCGTACATATAGTTTTCCGAACCTGGACGTAGTGCGCCTTTATAGCGATTTTTAACGGGCTTCTTAGACTTCATATAACAAAATTAAAATATGTATTTATATTATATATTATTGATAGTTAGTACATTATATATAACTACTCGGGTATAATCTATAAGTAGCATTTGCGCTATCTACAATAATACGCTTAGTGCCATCACCTAAGTATGATAGCTCCATAATAGCCCAAGGATTACTAATGCGAGCACGAGAACCTTGAACTCTTGGTAAACCTACATTCCATCTACGATCACGGTGTCTGTGGTTGGTAAAGTTTACTAAGGATACAACTCCTGTATCTTGATGCTCATTATATACTCGGATAGAAGTAAATGATTCATCGTAGATATCATTACCATTAAGGTCTGTTAATCGACCAGTATATGATAATGTGTCCCACGTGCTATTGTACATTCCTTCAGAAGTACCAAACAAAGATATAGAAGACTCATACTGTACTCCGTAATAGTTAGCGTACAATCCTGTTTCATGCTTCCATACAGATTCATTATCAGGAATGCTATAGATGCGTCCTAAGCTACTAACGTATGCTTGTGGGGTAAAGCTATAGCGAGATGTAAATCCTTGCTGTAAGAAGCTGTAACCAAGAGTAAAGCTATTATCGGGTTGTGGACGTATATTTGTAGTTACATCTAATAAGTTAAATGTAAGATAAACCATTTGCTTATCAGGATAATATCCAATAGCTACTCCAGTATTCTTGTAAGGATTATCTAGACGTACTAAATCAAAGTTTACTTCTTTGCGTAAATAACTAGAAATACCAAGTACATCAGATATTACATTGTTACCTTCTGAACTAAACAACTTAATCTTTTTGTTTAAGTCATCTACAATTATTAATGCGCCAGGTAATTCCGCAGAACCAAATGTTGCACTAGCACCTGCTGTTCTATCTATATAAGTATTAGAATAAAGAAGACTACCTGCTGCAAGTTCTATCTGACTTCCTTGTTCAGAAGATACCGTAATGTCAGGATTAATCTTGAGTAAGCTTATACCTTGTGATTGAATAGCAATTACATCCTCTCCTAGCCTATGCATGTTACTAATATGACCACGTGCAGGATCTAAATCCATTACTTGGTTAAATTCATACAAAGACCAGTTATCTAAGTACTCACCATATACCTTACTGTTACTTGCAACTAAACGATAATCAAACTTAGTGTTTGGAGTATAGTTTAGAGGTAAAGGAAAATGATTAAAGTTAGTAGGCTCATACTGATATATGTCATTATACTTTGGACCTTTGGAAAACAAAGTATCTATATCACGCAAATAACTTCTCCAGTTATCAGTACGGGCATCTATATTAATTGTAGTTTCTATTGGGAACATCATAATATTCCTTATAGTACCATACCTAAAGAATGGATCTACTTGCTTAGCACTTGTTCTTTCTAAAGCCCAAAACGATAGGAAAGTATCACCATTCTTAACTAAAGTTGTAGCGGTAGTTGCTGGAATAAAATTCGTAACTGGGATATAGTTATTATTACTTCGTGCCTCATAACTATTTCCTATGTAAATACTAGTACGATTAAAGATTTTATAATCTACTAATGGCCATTTCTGTCTTTCAATAATAGGCCAAGGATTATAAGTTTGATTAAACGCAGAAGTATTAGCATGATTATTTAATGCAAAAGCACTTGTGTATGTAGTAGTACCACCCGTTAACCCTGCCTCTTGATAGGTATCAGTAATCATATTGGTAAATGATTCATTTAAAAGACCTGATACAGGATTACCTACTCTTGCAGTAATACAATCATTATTATCTGCATACCATACTCCATCTCCGTTAGCTGCATTAACTAAAACATGTGCAATATCATTTGTGAACTCAATATTACTTTGGTTAAAGCTATACTTAGTCGGAGTATTTATATTAAACGGATTGTCATTTTGACTTTCAGGAGTAAACTCAGGAATATCTAATAATTGAACAACCTTAGCTTGGTCTTTATTAGTCTGTACCCTATTAGAAGCTTCATAATAAATTATGCCCCAAGTATTAGGATCATTTACATTACCTGCTTGATTGTTAAATCCAACTTGAAAATTAGATGACGTATCTGCATAACTGTTTTGAAACTTTGTTGTACCCCGTCTAAGCACGTCTATTCCTCCAATTGTTTTTAAGTATGACGGACTTGTAGTCATTGTATTGCTTTTGTGCAATTCTATTTCAGGAGAGTATAATTGGATTACTGCATCTGTTTGTCGTGTAGTAACTCTTTCTTGAGGGGTAGTTCCTCCTGAAGCAGCATCAGCTGTAGGATAAATAGTAGAAAAATTATAAGAGCTATTAAAAGGACCAGGAGAAGTACTTAAACCAAATACTGGCCACCCTGCCCACCAACTTTGAGGAGCATTTAAACCATTAGATATATTTGGAGTAGAACTATAAGTCCAGTTTGAACCTACTATACCTAATAACGTACCTGATACAGCCCTATTAAATAATGTAGGTTGGATAAGATTACGATACTCATCAAAAGGTGTAGTAACTTGTGAAATACCTGCCGCAGGAATATTACCAATAAAGTTTCTATTATTACCAATAACCATAGGTTGTACTAAGGCTTGGAAAGGAATAGTCTTATCTATATCGGTTCTTGGTACTCGTACTATCTGATATCCAATACAATCCGAAGGTAAGTTGCTTACTCTGAACTCAATATATAATTTTCTAAACTTACCCTGGTCAGGATCCATAGGATAATTGACAGGATCACTACTATATAAAGATTGATGAGTTAATTCAAAATCTCCATTATTATCATCCGTAGTAGGAAAACGAATATCTCCAATCCAGTTTACAGGACTAGCCTGCATATACTTGTTATATAGGATAATACCAAAACGGTAAATTTCATCACGCTTATATCCTCTTTGGTCATAGTTTCCTATTTCAGCAAATGAATTTTGATTAAGTGTAAATCCATCGTTTATTGATCCAAAGAATGCAGGTCTATATAGCTCTGTTTTAAAAGTATATTTTATATTAGGACCTTCTCCTCCAATAGTACTACCATTAAACTGATAATGATAAGTACGATATAAAGGGTCAGGACTACCAAAATAAAATCCTCCTGGCTGCACATTGTTATTGCGCTCTTCTGCATAATTAGAAGGATTAATAGCGTCATGCTCAGAATCTAATGCTGCAGCTTGACTAATACTTGTAAGGTTTACAAAATTACCTTGACTGGTTTCTACCCGTGCTATACTATTAGTATTCCATCGATATGCTCTTGCATCATAGTCAGGTAAGTAAGGATACTCTTTAAGATTACCAATAAACATATGGTTATCCTTAGTAGTAACTGCCCTACCTGTAAATACAGTTCTATTGTATAAATACAATAATTCTTCTAAAGAATATAAAGCAATGTTGTTAGCACCATCATCTACAAATCTTGCAGTAGTACCTGGAATATTATATTCATGTTCTGCAATAAGATGTACTAATGGAGATTGATCAGGATTGATATAATGTATTCTATATAAACGAATACCTGAGTAATTACCATCTAGGTTATTAATTTCTAAGTTAGTAGATATACCAATTTTTTCTGTTTCTTCGTTACCTTTATACTGCTCATTAATATTAATGTATTCTGATAAAGGACTTAGTTTGGTAAACGTACCATTAGTATTATAATACTGATACGCATAAGCTACTAGACCTGCTTGAAATAAACCTCCTCGAGATGTACCTATTAGTTCAGGTGCATACAAAATTGTTTCACCTATAATCTGAAATGCTGTAGCAGGTAAATTAAATACATCAGGGTTAGCTACATTAATAACCTGCAATTGGTTATAATGATCTATAAAGTACAGACGCTTATTGGATTCTGTTTCCTCTATAAAATGTATACCTGTAATAGGAAAGTCTAAGCTTAGGTTTAAAAACCCATGGTACACAAGACGTAAGTTGTTAGTCTGTGTATTAAACTCCCATACCTGTCCATCATTAGTACCCGTAGGAGTACCTACAGAGCCTGTAGTAACTAAATAGATAAACTCTTTGTGTTCTACCTGACCAATTATCTTAGGTACAACCAAAATAGGTAGTCCAATAAACTGCGGATTCGTGTAGGGATAAGATTGGATAAACGTAGATGGAGGTAAAGTAGGAGCTGTAGTATCATACGTAGTATAAAATGTACCTGGCTTTTGTTGATCATTAACAATGTTAGGAATACGAATAGATTCCGTATTGCCCCTATCAGACATTATGCCACCGTTGACATTGTCCTCAGTGGCAGTATTAATCATATTTAAAGCATCATGGTAATTCTCTGGCTTACGTGCATTAGCTGCCGTATCCTTGTCCATCTTGCTAAATCCAAATCCTATCTTCTTCATGATTTAGGGGGATGAGGTTTTAAATGTTCACTAGACCCAGTACCTTCCCAAGCAGTAGAATGACTGCCATGAGTAAAGAAACTTTGCCATACATTAGCAATAGATTCCATCTCGTCAGGTGAAGGTGTAGATAAATCTGAAGTTGCTGCACCCATGTACCAATCTCTTTCTTGTTGCATCTTTTGATAAACACCACCATCTATCTTACCTCTAATTAAAAGTTTGTATCCAATGCGCTCAATAACATATGCTTCTAAAGCAAGTTGTACTGTTCTGTTATTAGGAATCAATGGCTCACCCTTTTCAGATACAGGTATAGCACGATATGCAATCTCTACAATTCCACTATCAAAGCTGGTAAAGATGTGATTACTTGCCAAGGTATAGGTCATATTACATGAACTAGGAACCTTGTTATTAACTAGGTCAGTATCGCAGTAGTATGTGTAGTGAAAACTAGCCCCGTTATATCGCATAGGATATAGACTGGTTATGTAGTCTTTAGATACTACTTTACCTGAAGCCATAGGATTACGAGTACTTTGTAAGAAAATCCAAGTACTGCCATCCCACTCATAAGTATTTTCTGAGTTGGTATCTAAATAAGTTTGTCCTGCAAATGTACCTGATCCCAACACTGTGTTAGGATTACCATTACCTGTAAGATCAGTAGTAATGTTGGTCTGAGGAATCTCTGTAGAAGCAATAGTGTGACTGGTAATGCCATTCTTATATGAGTTACCACGTACTGCAATCATGTACGTAATATCTTTTGGTAACTCTCCCCTGTGTTGCTCAATATCAATAAAGCACTTCTTAGGTTCATAAGCATGATGCACACCAATAAGATTCAATGCATCAGCAATAAATACTTGTGCATCACTATCGTCATAGTTATCTGCGTCAATGATACGCAGAACCCTTTCAGAGATGTTCTTATATGTAGTGTATAATCCTGTATGCATTATAGTAAGATTGAAGATTCTAATTCATCCAAGAACTTAGAAGTTTCATCTTTGACTTGTGAATCCATACCTGCCATAGGATTGTTACGAGAAATCATCCATTTGATTTCAGGCATCTTGTACTCCTTAGGCTCATCGTCATTATCAAAGATGTTAGGCAACTCACGTTCCATCATCTTAATGATGTATCCGTTCTCTGCTTTGTACACACATACTTCTTTTTCTTTGTTACCAGTAGTCACTGACTTACGGTATTCGGGTTCTATTCCGTACATAACTTAGTATTTTATTCGTTCAAAATAATTTAAATCCTTACCATGCTTTATAAGCGCATTTGTAAGGCGTTCTTTATTCATTTGGGATATCTTGAAGTGATAATAAAGTTTGTACTTAGCAGGGACTTTATCACGGGTAAAATGCCACTTCATTACGTAACCATTAGTATGCTCATTGGTATGATATACTTTTTGCTTACGTTCCTTAGCTTCAGGATTACGTTCCCAAAGCTCTTTAGTTTTTTTATAATCTACTGGAGGTCTATTAATTAACTCTCCATCCTTTCTAAACTTAGGTTCAGGCTTGTGTTTGTAAATGCGTAAATCTCCGTTAATAAAAGGAAAATATAATCCTTTGTTTTCGTAGATAAGCATTTCTATTACCGTATCCATAAGCTTACCAAAGACCTTGCTATAGAACTTCTTTGAGCATACATACTGAGGATACCTATGAGCATAGTCTTTCTTATACCTCTCGTAGTAATGCGTCATCTTAATATCTATAGGGATGCGCTGTAAGTGTAAAGGTCTTGTAGTATCACTCATTTGAATTGCTTTGACGTTTAGGGATAGACATATTCATTGCTAAAGCTGAATCATTTTTCAAGTCTTCTCCCTTAGCTAATTTACGTAATAATTGCTCAATAACCTGTTCACGGATGTAGACATACAAATCTCCTGTAATTGGATAACGTGTCTTTACAGGATCAAAACAGGGATCATTTGCATTAGTAATGTTACAATTATCGTAGTTGTTAGCGTCTAATGGATTAGCGAATACCCCTGAAATATTCAATTTCTGAATAGCATTCACTAGCTTATTACCACTCTTTAGATAAATGCGTCCATCAGTGTATAAGAAAGCATATACCGTATCCTCGGTAAACTGATCATACCCTGATCTAATAGCACGGTTATAATCTACATAACTAAATGGCAAAGCACTCCTATCGTTATAGGGACCTACACGAGTAATCAAAGGACCTCCATGCAGTCTAACAAACATAGGCATCTGCTTTACAGTACGCATAATACCACAAGTCAAATCATCGCAGTTACAGTCACTTGCACTAGCGACTTCCATATCTACGCAAAAACTTTGCTGATACTGGATATCTACAGCACGATGATTTTTGTTGAACTCATTCTTTAGCATGAGCTCACGCTGAGCATTAAACTCAAAAATAATATAGCGATCAGTGATGTCGCTATCATCTACAGTTTCGGAAATCTTTTCTCGAATATCGTAAACTATTTCTGTCAGTGTCATATTCGTTTATTATATAAAAAGTCCTACCATATATAAAATACAGTAGGACTCCCAATTAAATGTTTTACTCTAGGCAATAATTATGCACTAGCGTTAGCTGCCTCTTGCTCTTTTACAAGTTCAGGATTATCAGCAATGTGCTTATCAAATTGTGCTTTAATGTTACCCATTAATGCATGCACTTGTTTGAACGGCATATTGGACGCTGCTACATACAACGTGTTAATCTCATCAATTGTAAAATGAAAAGGTAGTACAGTGGGTTCCTCTGTAACTTTTTGTTCTTCTGTGCTTACTTCTGCCATTGTTTTTAATTTAAAGTTCTCAAATTTATACAAATATAATCGCCTTATTTAATAAAAACAAATAATATAACCAAAGCAGCAGTTACTGCATTGGTTGCAAGAAGTATATTTTTATAATTTTCTAACTCTATATTCTGCCTATTTAAGTCTACTACATCTACTGTAGCTTCTCTATATGCAACAGTTAGTTCTTTATTATATCTCTCTAACATGCCATTATATTCCGTAAGCATACTGTTTAAAGTATCCCTGCGGATAAGCCTTTCCCTCAAATAACTATTCTCTATCCTGCAAAGCTCGTACCTCTCTACGTCCAACATCATTAACTGTATCGCATAACTCGGGATGTTGAACTCCGTATTTTGCGCATAGCCACTCATTGACGAACTCAGCATTAAAATACAAGCTATTTTGAATGTTAAGAAGAACCTTGTAAATGCTGTCAGATTCATATTCAAATTGTATTTGTGCAATACTATCACGGTAATTAAATGCTGCAATAGTATCTTGTAATTGTTTTTGTACTTCGTTTAACTCTGCCTTAGTCTTGTCTAACTGCTGTTCTAGTTTCCAATACTTGTACAATATCTCTTGACCTTCTTCAGGTTTTATAAATCTTAGATAAACAATAAATCCTAGTTGCAATATAACTAGGATTAAAACAACCTCATCAAACCATTTATGTTTAGTAAGTCCAGATAACATGTTGAGGCTTTGAAGAGTCTATATCTATGTGCAAAAAGGTTTCTGCAATCCCTATACGGGTAATACCTACTTGCATAGCAGCTCGGATCAACTTATCCCTTTGTGTACCACTCTTTACTTTAATATCTACGGCACAATAACAAGGATCAGTATGTGCTGAATACTTTTTTCCGCCTACTAATTTGTTATGTTCTGTGGTGCGTACTCCTGAATTAATGATGATAGGAAACCCAACGATTACTCGCATACTATCTAACTTCTGTACCAGTATAGGATCTATTAACTCACCGCTACCAGGCTTATCAGGAGAATCAAACTCTTGTGAACTAAAGTATGTAGCAGTACCTATACCTGCAGCAATAAGCACTCGCTTACCTACTTTCTTCCAAGCATATGCACTTACACTAGCAAGGCCTGTTAAGACCATTACTCTACCAAAGAAGTTTCCGAATATCACAGAATCTGATTTTTAGCTAAAAGCTTTTCAATATTACCAGTTGCTTCTTGAATAGCATCTAATATTTCAAAAATACGATTAGTCGTATTTGTATGCGACTGTATTTCTTTTTCTAGAAATATAATTTTCTGTGTGTTTTCAGTACTTGTAGTAGCCAAGTTAGTTACTCGTGTATGTAACTCTTTGGTTTCAATGTCTATGGTTTTTTCAAGACGATTGAATTTATCATACAACACCTTAGCGAATCCTGTAAAAAAGATGAATACAAATCCTACTAGGATTTCACCCCAAAAATTCTCCATTACAAATATTTTTTAGCTTTTTTATATGCACGAATTACGCCTCCTGTAACAGATACTTCAGTGAAGCGACCATAGATTGTAGTACCTGCGGTAAGAGCTGCGGGCATTGCGCCTCCTTCAGCAAGTTCTACACATGTAAACCCTGTAACATCTTCTACTACTAGTAGTACATCATAATATTCTTTATCTGCTGCAACTAATGCATTAGCAGAATTTACAATAAATACCTCTTTATTACCTTCTAATTGATAGAGGATATTACGGAGATAAACATTACTTTCTTGTGTTGTTGACTTAGTCATTGTAATTTATTTTACGTAATACACCATATCCTGATTTGGTACACAGTACCCTCCGAAGTATGGAGTATTTATATTCCAAAAATATTTCTTTTCAAATGGTATTGCAATAGTACCTATACTAGAAAAGCACCCAAGTTTTTCCCATATAATTCCATTGTTGTCCTCATACATTTTACGAAGCTCAAACATATCCCTGTCTTTACGGTATCTCCAGGCTAATCTGTAGGATCCTTTACGAGGATTAAACCCTTTTGATGTGCCTAGTATTTTACTAAACTCTCCCGTGTTTTGTTTACAAGAATCTGTAAACTTAATGTAGTAGGTATCATGTCTTTTCTTAGACAGTAAAAGGGCTATCATACGAACTTTAGTCCATACAGTAGCCCAATGTCTATTTGCTTTGTGTACTACTTTCATTCTACAATTTCAGCATCTTGAATTTGTATATCATCAGGAGTCCAAGTGCTATCGAGTTCTGCTACATATTGCATAGTAGCTTCTTCGTAGTTCTTGTGCTTTACAATAGCCCACTTATCTTCTACTGGGTGTTTATATGGCTCTGCCCAACGAATAGTAGTACCAGTGTACCCTTCTCCTGCGGTTACTGTACTATCATAAGCAATACATTGTGCCTCTGTTCCAATTAAAAACCCATTATCCGATTTCATATGCTGGTCTTTTATTGTTTGTTGTGTTTATTAATATCCTCCAGTTACTGTTACTGTCCATCCTCGCGCTCTTAGATTGTTTATCGCAGCTTCTCCTGCTGCACTTGGTGCTGAACCTCCTGATTGGTTAAAAGTACCGTTAGAAGTGTTTGCAGTGTCTATGGAAGTGAGAATGTTGTCTATTGATGTTTGAGTGAGGTTGGTGCTGGTAAATGCCTGTCCAAAATTCGTAGCCGTTACGCTATCAAACATATTGGCAGGGAAGTGTTGAAGTGCTATGCAACTCCGCCATGCAAGTTGAAAAGTAGTACCGTTACTAACATCTAATGCAGGGAAGGAGGTTAGTGATGAGCAACCTCTCCATGCATTTTGAAAGGTAGTACCGCTACTAACATCTAATGCAGGGAATGATGTTAGTGAATTGCAATTGAACCATGCATTTTGAAAATTAGTACCATTGCTTACATCTAATGCAGGGAATGATGTTAAGGCACGGCAATCCGCCCATGCGTAAGAAAAGTTTGTACCACTGCTTGTATCTAATAAAGGGAAGGAGGTTAGTGATGTGCAAAGATACCATGCCATGAAAAAGTTTGTACCACTGCTTGTATTTAATAAAGGGAAGGAGGTTAGTGATGTGCAAAGATTCCATGTAAGTTGAAAAGAAGTACCGTTACTAACATCTAATAAAGGAAATGATGTCATGTTAGTGCAATTGTACCACGCTAAAGTAAAGTTTGTTCCGTTGCTTGTATCAATCGATGGGAAGTCTGTTATTTCACTTCTGGTATGCCAATAGCCACCGAGGTTCGTAATATCTGACCAAACCCAATCCGTGTAAGTTACATCAGTTTGAATGCCTGTTTTTTCAGCCCCACTTAAACTCCTGCCCCATATAACACGAATGCTTTCGTTCAATGGGTGCTTTGTGTTGTTTGTACTCGGTAATGTACTATAAGTAGTTACGCTACTACTAAAGCCGTAGAAAGCACTACCATCGCTTCCGCCCATTAACATATCCCGCCCAGTCCCTGCTAAATTAGCGTTGAGAGTATCATTACTTCCGTCATACTTAATAACCTGATAGCCATTAACAGTAATGATGTTCCCTGCGCTTACGATTTGTGGCTGAGCCGTTGCAGAAGTTTGTGTAGCGTTCCTTGAGTTTCCTGATTGGTCATACCACGTTGTTACATATCCGTTATCAGTCCCTCCAGTTCCTACAAATGCAAGCAATGCAGCATTATCTAAATTGCCATCTTCTGCAAATCCTATATCGGTTTCTGCATTGTCTGAAGAACGCCGTACTCGTAATGAATTAGTAGCCGTTGAGGATATCTTGCGCAAAGAATAACCCGCTACTGCACCCGTGTAGGTATCTAACAAACCAGACTGTACTGCTGCTGCAATGCTTCCAATATTTAAATATAATCCTAAACCTAAACTCATGGTATATATTTTTGTATTCTTTGGGTAAAGAATATAACATCATAAATTACTGCATCACCTCCCCTTGCTACTGCACTCCATTGTGCTCCATTATTTACAAAGTCAGTATCTCCATAGTATTGGAATACTGTGTGCTCTGCATGCTCTACATCATTACCTTTAGGAAAAGTAAATGTTTGAGTAAGTCTTCGGTATGGAGTAGGTCCTGAAGAGGCTAAAAAGACCTCTATATAAGTTTGATTAGCATTTGCTGCTTTCATCTTAAATGCTATAGTGGTCATATATGTATCCCCCTCTTGTTCTACATAAGTACGTAAGGGTCCTGCATCATAATATGGCACAGAAGAATCAAGATATGTTTCTATCTTAAATCCTGCATTATTAGGAATAACTGTTTCAGCATCTTGTACTAAAGTATATGGGCTTCCTGATGTATACTGTGTATCATCATAACGAGCCCATGATACTAAACCTCCTTTTAATGCATTTACTTGCGATTGCAAGCTGTTGATCTCATTAAATAATCTTTCTAATAAAGTCGTAGACACAGGAATATCCATATCAGGATATTCGTATCTATCTTTATACCTATCTAAAAGTTGTGATAAGGTAGGTGTAAATAATATAGTTTTCTTGTCCATAACTTTACTAAATTACAAAACTAATTAATATAAATTATAGTATTCATTCATGCTAGCCATACCTTTTATATACGAATTACCTGCTTTGTTCGCCTTGTGACACGCTTGCGCTATTGCATTTAATATGGTTCATTTATTGTCCACTCCTCTCCTGCTAAAATAATCATAATTTCTTCGTGAGTATAAGCCCCTTCTTTATATGATAAATTAACAATAGAACTTGGCATACTCCCCTCATACTTTAGCACTGTTTTTGTTCCGTCAATACTTTTTCGCACTGTTTCTTCACTTGTTTGCAACACTTCACTAAAGTCTACTTTAGGCAAGTCTGCGCTCATTATGATAATGTATGTCCGAGGAGATATCATGGGAAATTAGATTTTGTTGCGTTGTAGTTTTGCAGTATTTCTGAAGAGGTTAATTTTCTGTCATAAACATGAACCATTGCCACTTCTCCATCAAGCTCATTTTGTCTACGCGTACCTACTGCGGCTCTCTCCGTAGAACTATATCCAATAGATGATGCAGAACCTGATGGAGAGTTCATACTAACAATGCTACCATTAACATAAATGTTCCAATTCAAAGGGTTTATGTTGTCAAAGTTAGCAGTAGCATAATACCATTGTCCAAGTGTTGGTTGGAAAGTAGATATGCGTGTTCTGCGAGATGAACTGCCTGCGACCCCGCCATTATTTATTGCCATTCCTAAATATCCGCTTCCATTCATAAATAACTCAGAACCATAATAATTCGGTAAATAATTAGCCCCGTCTGTACAAAAAACGCCTTGGAAGCCATATTTGTCAAATTGCACCCAAGCAGAAATACTAAATCCATTAGCATTGAACGCAGTTGTGTTTGGTCTAATATTAGGAACGCTGGCTTGTAATTCTAAAATATCATCTACCCCATCAAAGTCAAAAGACTTCGGTGTTGTACTGTTAAACAATACCCCATTAAGAGCGGTGGCAGAATAAGATGATGTACTTAGGTCATTTATTGTAGTGCCTGAGCCTGAATACGAAGATGGATCCTCAAAATTGTAATGCAATACAAGATTCGATGTAATAAGAGTTGGAACTTGAGTTACAACTCCTTTACTTAATACTCCTATGACTGCTAGTTTTATCATGCTAAATCACCTCCTAATTCCCAATTGTCTGTGGCATAATGAATAAGTACTATAGCAGAATATTGTGTACGTGTAGCTAGTAATCCATCAGGACTTGTTATAGTAACACCTGAACCTGCAACTACTTCAATAGGACCTACACCACTTTGTACTAGAATAATCTGACTACCTACAGGAAAAGCAACACTGGATACAGGAGGTATCTCTACTGTTACACTAGTAGGGTCAGATAAACGGATATAATTATTTATATCTGATAATGCTAATATTTTACTATTCGTAGTAAGATTCTGAATAGATAAATCAATTTTATCTAAGATATCTGTTTGGATATTTAAGTCTTGGTTAGGAAATGTAACAGTACGTGTAGTTCCTGTAGTAAGACTGGTTAAATCAAAGTCAACTATTTTACTATTATCAACACTGTTTACAAACTGAAACAGTGTATCAGTAAACTTAGCAATAGGTTGACTACCTGTATTTAGGTTTACTACGTGACCATGCTCAATATCAATGTCCCAAACATATCCTGTACTGCTTGTAAGATCAGCACCAGGCAAATTAGCCAAGTGATATACTTGTAAAGTATCAGGAGTAGCTGTAGTAGTTTCTGTACGTAAAGATGGAGCAGTACCTGTATTAATATCATTACCTGCATTGATGTTTAAAGTCTCTGTATTATAGATATCTAATACACCTGCAGTATTTAAATCAGAAGATAAACCAAATCCAATATCTAAGGTTGCAGTATATAAACTGCGAGTACCTACTGTAAGTACGTGACCATAAGTATCAAAGGTAATTTCGTCAATTACATCCCATGTTGTCAATGGTCCAACATCTGCTACTGAAGAAGTATCTGTATGGCTAAATACTGTACCTACTAAATCCAATCCTGTACCTGCAGAGTATGTAGTATTTATACCTGTAATAGTTAAGGTATCTCCTGTAATAGATGTACTAACAGAACCTGCTCCTGAAATTGTAAGAATATCTGTAGGACTATTAGCAGTAGTTGTACCTGAATCAGAATTAATAGTTGCCCAAAGATCTTGGGCACTTCCAGTAGTGTCAATAAGTAAAGGATGATTACCCATTTTATATATAGTGTTTAATTATATTCGAGGGATGAGAGGTGAACAACGACTTCCTCCGAAGAAGGAGCCTTGAACGAGTGCTGCCCCCGAAAGGGCAACCATGGACAATCTCTCACCCAAAAGTTTATCACGGTAATCTATTAACATGCCAACAATTTAATACTCCTGAATTAAACAAAGGATGAATTGTACATGTAGGTAAACCTACCGTGGCTGTAGTAAGCGGATCCTGTACAAAAGGATGATACTTTGCTGCTACAGCAATTGGATGGGATAGAGGTCCTGAAATGAAAGCACCGTTGCCTCCATTAGCACCACTATCACGCATGATATATCTAAAAGCAATATATAGCGGACTATAATTGCTACCATAAGCAAACCTACTACTTGGTCTATCAAAGCGAGTAGTTTGTTTTGAAACAGGAACTGGACATGATTGTGTCTGAGTAGTTCCTGTAGTATCTCTGTATTTAACTGGCGCAAGAGTAAACATACCATTAAGATACTCATATACATTAATGGTTTGACTAGGACTTGTAACCTGATAATGATTAGGCTTATCTATACCTAAAGGAACAAAAACAGGACCTGCACTTGTAGTATGAATACCAGAACGTGTATTTAGGTTTCCATATAAAGTTTCTAAAGGATTTGCCCCACTAATATAAGGAGCAGGAGCTACATAACTCTTTTTACCTGCACCATATCTACCCCGATAATAAACCATTTCTACAAAAACTCCTTGAGTAATCATCTCATCTGTAATATCCATAGCAACTACATAAGGAGCTTTAGCTACACTCAATGTACCTCCAGCACTATTAGTAACTGAATCAAACCATTCTATAGTTACATCAGGATAAGAGGATCCTACTATTACTGATCCTGGCTCATAGCTTAATAGCTCTACTTTAGGAACAGGAAGAGATCTAAATACTGGAGCACTAATTTGTATTTCAGAAGTAGAGATATGACTTAAAGAAATACCTGTACCTGCACTTAGTGTAATGTCTGATGTACTAAGATCATCTCCACCACCAGTACCTGATAAGCGTATAGTTGTAGTAGCTGCAGGAACCCCAATGTCATAGATAGTAGAATCTATAGTTAAGGTATCTGTACCTGCGTCAGTAGTAAGATTAATACCATTTGCTTGTACAATGGTTAAAGTATCATTGTTACTGTCTGCAATAATTGTAGACTGAGTTGCTACTTCAATATTTTTAAAGATGTTCTGTGCTGAACCAGGATCTGTATTGTTAAAGGTAGTACCTACTAACGATAACCCTGTGCCTGCAGAATACGTAGTATCAGTAGTCGTTACGGTGATATTATTAGAACCATCGTCTGTTAAAGTCACATTTGAACCAGCTACAAGTGTTATTGTGTCTACACTTGCATCAGAACCAGTTAAAGTCACATCTACATCTGTGCCGTTTTGTGCTGACGCTAAATCATATGTAGTATTAGTATCAGCAGCATCGATAGTAATATTAGCAGACCCATCGTCTGTTAAAGTTATATTTGTACCAGCTACTAGAGTTACTGTATCTGTAGTAGCATCTGAACCAACTAAAGTAATAGCTGCATTAGCTCCAACTTGAATTGAGTCTAAATCATACGTAGTATTAGTATCAGTATCAGTAGCATTGATTACTAACGTATTCGTAGATGAGGTATATCCTAAAGTTACATTTGTACCTGCATTGACATTTACAGTCTGTCCTGTAAGTATGCTATCAGCAGTACCACCATCTACTCTTAGTTGCCAATTATTGTAATTGTCAAAAGGTCCGACAGATGTTTGTCCAAATGCTGTAATATGTCCTACACTATCTGTAGTAACAGAAGTAATAATATCTAAACTGTTACCTGATACAGAAGGAGTACCAATGTTATCATGATCTATAGTTAATGTATCTCCTACAATAGAAGTAGTAAGTAAATTACCTCCTGCAATGGTTAAGGTATCATTAGGATCATCTGCAGTGGTACTTCCACTATCTGATGTTATAGTTTCCCATAGATTTTGTGTAGTACCTGCTCCTGTATTAAGCGTCATAATACGGATAGTTAAATTCTCATCTACATGCGCTAACATATTAGTAGCAGATGAATAATCAACTATCGTTATTGTTTCAGAGGTAGAATCTACTACAGATGATGTAGTACCACAATAGTCTTTACCTGCCATGTCAATACATAGACTAGATAAAGTACTAGAACTTGGTGTATATCCACCTATTTGTTCACTAGGTAACCAAGGGATTTCATAGTAGAAAGATACCCCACTTGATACTTTAGATGCGGACATTACAGATCCTACAATAGTACATATCTGTGTAGATGTACCTGTAGGCGTAGCAGGAACATAATCCCAACCAGGGAAGAGGTTACTCCATTGTCCAGTACCTAAATACTCTGTAGCATTCTTAGGCAGTACTGCGCTATTGTATTCGCTTTTAAGGATATAAAAACCTGCACCTGCAGGAGTAGTCATTTGACTATCTAACCAAATAGCAAAAGGATTAGTAACTAAAGGATCTGTAGTAATGCCTGATGGATTATTATATCCTGTGGCAATAGCCATAACAGATGTGCCTAAACTATCCAATACAAAGCCTTGTTCACGCTTGTAAGTAAGCTTGGCATTAGCTGCAGTAGTAGGGTCTAGATATACTACAACTTCTGTTGCAGAACTACCGCCGCTTTTAAGTCCGTTTAATGTGCTTGAATAAATGATGGTATAAGGCGTACCTGTACCCCCATTATCTCCAATAGTTCCTTGAGTAGGATTTACTCCTTGTCCTAAAGGCGCAGTAGCACATGATATACTATCTACTTTAAAACGACACTGGTCAAAGTATTGACTGCTATTGTTTAAGTATGGAGCAGCTTGATCAGCCCAAAACATACCAAAAGCTCTGCTTGATAAGAACTTGGTATCTAACTCATTTACGTGACTATTACCATCTGAATCTATAGCATGTACTCTAATGACCTCATCTGAGGTATTAAAGATGGCTTCTCCTGCACTAGGAAGTGCTCCTGGTACTGCAGTGTACTCAATGTTGTAAGGAATGCATGAGGAGCTCTCTGCGTTGATGATTACTTGGTTACCAACTACCGAGGTATTTACGTTAGTTCCTCCAACAATAGGTAACGTACTTACATTACTCGTAGCTACTAAAGAACCTGAGTCTGTAACTACAGTTTTAAATATATTCTGTGCAGACCCTGTATCGTTATTGGTAAGCGTTACACTACCACCTAAACCTAAGATGATAGTTCCTCCACCTGCTAATCCAGTACCTGCATTAATGATAATCTGTGTATCTCCCTCTACTGCTGTACTAGGAAAGCCTCCATATACCACATTAAAAGTATCTCCACCTGTAAGCGTAAGACCTGTACCTGCATAATAAGCATTGGCACTTACTGTACCACCTCCAATAGTTAATCCTCCACCTACTAAAGTCCAATCTACTAATCCACTAACAGGATCATATGCTAAGAATGCAGCACCACCTGGTGCACTAAGTGAAGAACCTGTACCTCCATTGGCTAGGGATAAGACACCTGAGAATGCGTTTATATTTATTTCCGCAGGGTTTACGGCTATTTCTACCTCTCCTGCTACGTTCTCGTTAATGTCAATGCCTAAACCCTCTGTAAGGCTTTTAAATGTAAGCGTAGTTTTTACTACACTTTCCAACAAAGAAGTACCGCCTCCTGCAGTATTTCCTTGTGGGAATAACTCAGGATAAGGAATATAGTAATTATCTACCGCTACTGGATCACCGAATGTAACCAACTTATTGCTGTCGATTTCATTCAGTGTTATGGCGGTAAACTGTGAATACTTCTTTGTAGGCATTACTTAGCTTTTAGTATGAAGAATGGATGGTATCTACATCGTCATCAGGATCTACAAGATAACTTAATCCATCTAATGGAATATATACGCCACCAAAGTTTTCTGCATCTGTACCATCAAAAGATATTGGGAATGTATCTGTACCCGCAGTAACTAGATTCTGTAATGTACCACCACTGTTTGCAGAACTGCGATATGTACTCCAATCTAAAGCTCTATCTGCTGCAGCAACTACAGTAATAATATTACGTAGTTGATTGTATATTAAAGTAGATCCACCTGCAGTTTCACGATCACGGATACTATGTACAAATACATCTCCTGCTTGGTCAAACTCAAGATCTACAACAGTTACCATATCAAAAGTATCAGATGTCGTAGTTCTACGGAATCCTAACAATCCATTAAAACGCATTGTTTGATCAGGATATAACGTACCACTAGCAAAGATAGGAGGCATACTCACAGTAAGATTTGTAATACTGATACCCGTACCTGAAGTCAAAGGCGTATTGCCATTTGTACTACGGATAGCTACAAAGTCATTTACAAGACCACCTGATGTATCATCCAATGGAATAACTAACCAACCTTTAAAGAATACTTGACGACCCACTACACGGAATTCAGGTGGCTCAGGGATATTTAAAATGTTCTGTACCCCAGTAGCACCTGTCCATATAGGTAATGGTAACCAACCGCTATCTGCAGTGTTTCCTGTAATAGTTACAGTGCTACCTGCTACGGTAGTTGATATACCATCTTCTCCAATAAAGTTTATAGTATCTGCAGAGCTTAAAGCTGTATAGTTTCCTAGATTGCCTGCAATAGTTTTAAAGGTATTTTGGAATGGAGAGTTAATGGTAATGGTATCTGCAGTACTTGTGATGTTCACATTAGTACCTGCAGCAAGAGATTTAAACTGTAAACTTACTCCTGACTTTCCTGCATATATAGAACCTGCACCAGTACCAATATTGATACCATCATTTGCTTCTCCAGCTGCACCTGCTGTATTGTTTATCGTTAGAGTGTTTCCGACTAAAGTCGTACTTATACCTGTACCACCCGCAATAGTTAGTGTGTCTGCTGCTACTGAAGGTGCTGTGCTGCCAGAGTCTGCGGTGATTGTGCTCCATATATTCAGGGTGCTATTGATGGTTACTGTATTAGGAGTAACAACTGTACCAATACCTGTACCACCTAACACATTAAGAAAGTCAGTATTAGATACGGTATCATATCCACCTACATCTCCTACAACTCTTTTAAATACTAACTGGTCAGAACCTTTGTCTGCATTAGTAAGGGTAATTGTACCTCCTGCACCTGAAGTAATAGTTCCACCACCCGACATACCTGAACCTGCAGTAAAAATATATTGTGTATCTCCTTCAGTAACTGTATTAGCAGTAGAACCGAAGTTGGCACTAAATACTGTACCTACTAAGTTCAATCCATTACCTGCAGTATATGTAGTATCTGAATCAGCAGATACCAATGTGTTACCTCCTTGAATACTAAGATATGTCCCTAACTGCAACCACATCATTTGCTGAGTTGCTACATTCCAATACATTAAAGCATTGGTAGGAGGAGCAGTAAGTGCAGTTTGTGTACCTCCATTAATCAAAGGCACAACCCCTGTCATATTTGCTAAAGAAAGAGCAGATTCATTTACATCAAGTGTAATAGCAGTACCACTATCAGCAATAGTAAGTTTACTGCTACCTGCAAGTAAGGTTTTAAATGTCAAAGTAGTTCGACTAAAACCACTCCATAAACTTGTACCTGATACCTGCGCATTTGCTAGACTATGAAACAAATCTTCAAACGGAGTTGAATAGTTATTCACCGTTGAAGGATCTGCAGACATAATCAAGTGATTAGAGGTCACATTAGCTATTGTTAGGGGAGTCATCCCCGATACCTTCTTTGTAGCCATTATTCTATAATTACAAATTCTCCTTGTTCTGTAATGATACAGAATAAGTTTTCAGTTAATATGTTGTTATCGTCACAGCTAGGTACTACTATTTGTGGCGGTAATACAGGACCAGGAATGTTACAAGTATCAATAAAGTCTTGTACCCGATCTATAATACAATTCCAAGAAGCATCTGACTTGATACAAGTAGGATGATTCTTAATAATATCTGCAAGGATAGTGATTTCTTCAATCTCAAGAAAGTTGCAATCAAAATCACCTGTTTCTACCCCGTGACATAGTTTAGCTGATTTACGCCAAATAGCTTGAGAAAGCTGTCCGAGTAAATCATCTATATATGCGTCATCAAAATACTTTGCCATGGCTTATCTTTTAGCTACATCCACATCCGCAGTCAGAACCACAGAGTGAACTTGCTACGTTATACAGACAAATAGCATCATCAAATTTTAATTGTAAAGCACTATATCGTGCCCCTGTAATAGCTCCGTTAATATTACTAACAGATTTTAGTACATCGCCTTTGTCGCAGGTACTATTTCCACAATATAAATCAGATAGCTTATCCGTAATGCAACACATAATCTCATGTGTAATTGCTTCTCCTGCGTATTGTTCTGAATTTACACTGTCATTTTGTGGAATCAACTTGAATTGATAAATACCAGTGTTTAAAATATCATCTGCTGCAGGAGGTGTTGTAAGCCCTAGTACTGAAGTAGTAATACTAAAAGTCATGTCTAAACCTAATGCAGTAAATAATAGGTTAGACATACCTGATGTAGTAGTATATGTAGTTCCATTTGTTACTGTAACACTTCCTCCAACAACTAGCGTTCCAAACAGGGTATTATTAATATAGATTTCTAATACGGGATAATCTGCATTTACTGTTGCAAGATCTGTCACTAAAACAATGGACTTTTGATTAGTAGCTGCTGTTGCAGTAAAGTTCATAGTATAAGGAATTTAGCTATAAAATTAGAAATAAAAAAAGAGAGGTACAATACATGTACCCCTCTCTTATACAATACTTATAGCAATAAGTAGTCGAAGTTATTAGATAATCCCTGCAGCAGTTAAGTCTGCTTTCAAAGAAGCTTCTGATTCTTCAACGGCTACATAAAGCTGACGTGGTGAACGTGTATTCACAAATTCACTTTCTGTTTCAGAGAAGTAATTAAATGCTACAACATCATAAGAAGCAGCAGCAACTGCATTGATTACTTCGTCAAACAAATAAGGTTCTCCCGTACGATAGAGATCACGCTCATTTCCTTGTCCAGCCCACTCAAGCTCTTGTACACGGCGACCATCTCCATTACCTACATAAGCTGAAGTAGCTTTGTCAGTAAGAGTAGTAGTACCCATGTCAATCAAAGTGGTAGTGAACTTCATTTTACCAAGTTCCATTTTACCAAGTACAAATTTCTTGTCACCACCTACAAGAGCAATACCCCAGTTACCTAAAGCAGCGTTAGCAGCAGTTACAACACGAAGAGCACCAAATGCTACAGAACCAGTAGGTCCTTGGAATTCAGTATCCAAAGTAATTGTACCACCGTTTACGTTGTTAATAGCAACTACTTTGTAATAAGTAATTACGTTAGAACCGTTTACAGATACAGTAATTCCTAAGTAATCTCCTACAGCAGGAATAGCAGTTGTAAGAGCAGTAGTAACGGATACTACTTTTTGTCCAAGTGTAGGTACAATAGCACCAGCTGCTGGAGTAGCAGTAGTACTACTAGTAATACGATGAGGACGCATAATGGTGTCTGCATCACGGCTCATGTTCCAAACAATACTTTGGGTAAGACCGTTAGCAACTTGTACTTGACCATCTGCAGCAGCAGCTTGGTAGTGTCCTTGACGGATTGCAAAGTCATTTGCACTGTGTGAACCATACTCAGGAATCATGAAGTTAGCTTGGTAAAGCAATCCAGCTCCACCAGCAGGTGTATCAAATGATCCTGAAGTTCCGTTAAACCCAATGTAAGATACTTGGTTTGTGCCAGCAGCAAAGTCTGCATAGCGTGCACTTGAAATTTTAGCAGGGTTAATAAGTTCTGAACGGACAAATCCATTAGCTTCTTTTGCATTTTTAAGTACGAAGAAGAAAGAATCTCCTGAACCTACAGCACCACCTGCAGCGTCAAACATAGCGAGCTCCAAGTCAGCACCGTTTGCAAGGAAGTCATTTAGATCACTAAATGTACCAGTAGGCTGATAAGAGCCTGCGGTAGTACCTGCAACGAGCACTTGGAATGTTGATTTTTGAAATTCGCTCATTTTTGAAAAAGGTATTAATTAAACAAAATTTACAAAGTTATTCAGCAGCTCTAGCCAAGCCTATACCGACTTGTGTTAAAGGATTACCCTGGTAACCCCATGCTAATGATACTGCAAGTTTTACTATTTCTTCGTGAAATTCATCACTTATATCACTCTCTGAAGGACCCGTAATACCTTCAATAGTAAGTGTTGGATCAATCAATGATACGTCACTTACAATGATAGGACTAGGTTTCTTCACATAGCGACAATCATAACGAATAGGAAATATAATAGGATCAAAAATTAATTCTACAATACCTCGTGTATTATCGTTATTGTTATCCCCTAAATCCATTCGCCAAATAATTTCAGGGTCTGGCTTACGAAAGGGATTCTTCTTGTGGGAATTATACCTATCGTGTGTAATAGGTTTAATGTCCACATAAGTTCCGTTATAGCAAGGATTCTGTGAACGAACCAATGCTTTTTCTTGTACAATAAACATTACATCTTGTGGCAAATTAAATAACAAACTTGTGCTATCGCCAATCTGTAATGTGTTATCTGTAAAAGGAGGTGCAGAACTATTATTACGCACAAGCTCAGAAAACTCTCTACGTCTTTTCTCAGAGCGTTCAAAGCCTTCTTGATAAGTATTACCGTAAGGATTATAATGTTGCTTAATAAGCATCATCTGAGCATCTGTAAGAAATACAGATATCTCATAATCATCAAGAGGGGCAGAAGATAATGTTCTTCCGCCACTCTGATACAATGTTTCAAACCTTACTTTAAACTCTTGTGCGTTCATATATTATAGCACTGATTTAATTTTAGCTTTAATAGTAACCATAAGTTCACTATTCTCATCTTCTTTAAAGAATTTCACTACTGCTTCAAAATCTCCAATTGGACTTGTTTTACCGTTTAAGTAGTAGTTTCCTTTCTTGTAAGTTAAAGCTCGGATTTCTAAAGCCTGATGAATAAACATCTTTAACTCAATATCTCCGTCTTCAACTATACTTAAGAACCTATCGATACCTCCAGGATTCTTAATAATTGACCCTAACTCTTTTGCTAAAAAGTCGTCTGAGTCATCTGTTGACGTAGAGTTACCCATAAGTCGCAGAACACTACGCACTTTTGCTCGGTCTTTGGTGACCTCATCGAAGTACCTCCACGCTGCAGCTTCTTTGCCGTATTCTGCTGATTTGCTTTTAGCTTCATCTAAATCGTCAACTAAATAATATTTATATGTCCGCTTGTCATTTCGTGAATCATAATCAGGTGCTACGAACTCAGAATTTAACAATAAGACTTTGTATTCAAAATAATCATATGGATTACTTAAATCCAATGTTTTACTACTCTTGCCTAACTCCACCGAGAAGTTATTCCAAAAGTTATCTTTCTTCTTGTAGATACTCAACTCTCCTGCTTCAAAGCTTAATCCTGATTCTGATGAGTTTTCAAAGAAATCTTTTTCCTCGTCAGTCAAAGGATTCTGCAATTGTCCATTGCGCAATTGTGGTACTACATAAACATTCTTACACCCATCCATCAAGAAACTTGCAGGATGTGAAGTGTCAGGAATGAAAGCTGTGCCTTTCTTGTTAGGTACAATCCTAATCTTTTTGTCAGGTAATGTAAAAGAACTTGTCTTTGTTTTTGTTGCCATTTTTTCTCCTTATTTAATTGCTTCCAAATTACTATTTTAAGGAAGGTGGGGGAAGTTTTCTTCCCCCGTTTCCTTAGCTATATATATTAACGCAAGATTGATGGGATCAAGCTTGCAGTGCGAGTTGGGTCTTTCACCATCGCAGAACAAGTTGCAAACTTAGTTACATAGTAACCGTCTTTAGGGCTTGCAATTTGCTTAGGCTTAGCACCAGTTGGGCTAAATGGATCACGAAGTCCAGGGATGTAAGCAGTTACATCTGGCTCATTCTTAGGATATACCTTGCGAATGTTAGGCTCACCATCAATAGTACCGATGTCTAAGATGTCCATACGGTAAGACTCTGCCAAACCTCCAATGAAGTGACCATTAGAAGGTGCAGGGATCTTGTTACGTACAGGATCAGAATACAAAGGATCTACTTCGATTTTCACATGAATCTGGTTAGGAGCCATGTACTCAGTGTATTGGTAACCGAATTTACGAGCATTTTCATGCAACATAGATTGGGTGCTAGACTGAGCAGTAGAATCCTGAAGTGGAGTCCATCCTGAAGCTACATCAGATACAGCTTTGTGGAAAAGGATAGCACCACGCTCTCCAGTACGAATAACAAACTTACGCTCATCATACTCCAACTTGTTTTCAGCCAAGTCAGTCAAGATGTTTGTAAGCAAGTCAATCGAGAAGTAGTTGTAGTAATAAGTGTTAGCAGTTTCCATTTGCTCACGGATACCAGCACCTGCACGAATTACACGACCTGATTTTCCTTTGTTCAAGAAACGACCACCTGCATCACGAGCACTACGTCCAAACCAAATCCATTTTGTTTTCTCACGATCAAACTGATATTCGAACTCATAGTTCAACCAGTCCATCCAAGTAACAAATTCTTTTTTGTTTCCTGAATTGTCTACGTAAGGCACTTTAGAACCAACAAACTTCATGTTGCGCATGTTGCCAGGAGCTTCATACTGCATACGAATTTGTGAGAAGTGGTTACGGAAAGTGATTGGTGAGCTGAACCCAACTTCACCACCTTTTACAGACAGAGCGTCTTCTACAGGAGATGCTTCTTTGCTGAAACGCTTACCACCTACGAGTTCTTCGCCAGGCATACCTTCAGTCTGAGCATCACCCCACATAACACACTTGTAAACCCAGTCGGTTCCGTGTGGCTGTGGATCAGCTACTACTTGAATAGGATAAATTTCGTTTTTCTCACCTACGATTACGTTTACATCAGAAAACCAACGCTCAGGGAATACAAGATAAAACTCTTGTCCTGCGATACCAATGTTAGTGTCAGTAGATAAAATAACAGTTCCAGTAGGATCACTCCAAGCTTCTACAAGCTCGATGTTACGATCTGAGCTACCAATTAACTGCCAAGTGTAATCATCATCTGTATCAAGATACAGGGCGGGGATACTGTCCAAAGTCATGTTCAATGAAGAACCATGAGTTTGAGCAAGCATACGGCTCACAATGTTGCTAGCAACTTGTGGCTTTGAATGGAAGATTTGACCGATGTGATTTTTGTCGGTAAATCCTGACCACGCTTTTGACGCGGACGTTTGTAAGATACTTATACGACTCATTGTTTATAAAATTTAGCTTTTAATATTAACCTAATAAATTACGTGCTAGCTCTTCAAGTTCCTTACCAAAGTTAGGATCATTAGGAGCTCCTGGGTCTGTAGATGACGCTGGTGAACCAATGCCAAAATCTAATACCCCACTGCGTAATGTTTTATCTAGTTCAGATACTGCATCACTCTTGCTTTTTTGTACTAGCTTACTCATGTCTTTAAATCCATTAGTAAGTACAAAAGCAGTGTGCAATGCAATCTCAAAATTTGTTGGGTTTTCCATACGTGCCTGCATAATTTGGTTATATGGACGACCTTGTTCATCATGACCTGCAACGTTAGTCATAGACTCATACACTTTAGTACGAATGTTCTTTGTTACAGGTGCGCCTTTGATGATTTCATTCTTCTCATCAAATACGGTTTTCTTGATGTCCTCAATGCGTTGTTTAGCTTCAGCTTCGTACTGCTTACGTTGTTCTTGTTCCATCTTAAGACGGTTCTCGTATTCAGCTTCCATTTGTTGCTTGAGGAACTGATGACTTTCCATAGCCTCTTCTAAATCCTCACCTGCATCAAATGCACGCTTAGCTAACTTCTGCGCTTTGTCAGCACTCATACCTTGAGCTTTATAAGCTTCGGTAATAATAGTCTGACGTAACTCGACATTCTCTTTGATTTCGTCATCGCTAATGCTAGACAAGTCATCAATAGATTTTTCGTAGCTTACAATCTCTTCTTCAGGGATTCCTGTTTCAAAGGCTTTAAGCACACGCTTTTGTCGGTCTGATAAATGCGCTAATTCTTGATTCCTGATTTCGTTTTGGATGGCAGAAATAAGCCCTTCTACATCTTCAACTTTTTGTTTTTCAGGATCAAAAGAGGGTAGCGCACCTTCCTGATGTAAAGCGGAAGCAAGGGCGTGATAAACGCTGGAAGGAGAACTTGGACTGGAAGGTGCACTACTTGCACTCTCTTGACTTTCTCCAGCTACGTTCTCTAGGCTTGCACCCTCACTGGTATTTATATTATCAAAACCATCTAAATCTACAGGATCCTCATCGGATAATTCCTGGATTACAGAATCGTTTACTTCGGTGGTGTCTGTGTCCATTTCAGGGACATCAGGCGTTTGCTCTACATCAGCCATGGTATTATCGAGGAAGTCTGCTACATCCTCAAAGCTAACATCGCTAAATAAATTGTCGTTTTCTGTTGACATATTATTTTAATTTAAAGTTCTCCTATTGCTTCTTTACAAAACTACAACCATAAAAGTATAATAACAAGGCATATAAAGTGTACTTTTAGGTAGGTATAGTTTTTTAATACCAACAAAGTAGATTAAGTATTTCGCTGAGTATTTCTTTTGTCAGCTACGTACTTATCCGTATTGTTGTCGTCTTGATTCATTTTTAACTTGTTAGTTTGTTCCTGAATAAACTGCAACATTTGTTGGTTTACTTTTTCCCTTTCTATTTGGATCTTTTCTAGCTCAACTTGTTCCTTACTTGACAGCTTAGCATTTTCAAGATCTAAATTCAGGGTAAACTTCTGCATATCCGCTAACATATTGTTATGCTCTTTCAACGCTTGCATTTGTAATTGCTGCTGTTGAAGTTGCATAGTTTGTTGTTGCTGTTGCTCTTGACGTTGCATAATAGAATCTTCTCCGTCCTTAATACGCTTACGCATAGTAGCAATAGAACCATCGGTATAGATATCTACAAGAGTAGACAACTGAATAGCTCCGTTTTGCATTGCGGCATGAGCAAGTTGCTGAATGTTCTGCTTAAGTTCTTGCGATTGTACACTAGATACCAAAGAGATACCTAAGTCTGCGTTAAGTAGAACCTCAGGATTTAAATCAAGGATTTCAATACTAGCATCGTCTAAGATGTACTGCGCTTTTTTGTTCTTGCCTTTAAGTGCAAGCTTAGCAGTTTCTAAAAACATCTCCAGAGCTTTAATCTTAGCTTGCTCATGTTGTGCAAACCAATACTCGGTTACATGAGATGATTGTGCTACAGAACGCTCTACACCGCCTACGGTTTCACGGTTGGCAATGTTACCCAAACGCTGTTCAGTAATACCTGTAATCTCACCTATCTGCCTACGTAGATATTCCATAATGGCAATGTGCTGTTGCAGGAATGCACCTTGTTCAGCATCTATGACTCCGTGGCCCCCACGTGCCATGTTGCCTGATATTGTACCTACGTTAGCACCTTTAGTGTTTTCTTTGAAACTATCACGTACTACAATTTTAGCTTTTTTAGCGTAAGTAAGCCATTGCTTTACATCCCAACCTTTAGGCACTGATGCAAAGTCCATTTCAAGTAATTTACCGTGGTTAGTAGCTAATGCTTCGTTAAGACGGTGGTGTACTACATCATACAAATATTGGACGTTCTTAGCCCTGTCTACAAGCGAATGAGCTTGCTGTCCATTGTGTGAGTAGATAATCCCTGAAATGCCAGGAAAACATACGCTAGGGTTATTTAACTTACGGTACTGCTCCATCTTAGGACGTACATAAGGATACACATCTGTTCCTAGTTTAACTCCTTCCCACCATTCGTTGATGTAAACTGTTTCTGCAGTTTCACCTTCATCAGCACGAATGATGTAGTTTTCAGGCATAAGTTCTTCTATCCAATCTCCAAATTCATCCAATCTGCGTACCTTCAACATCTTACGCATACTGCGCCAAAATACCTGCAATACACGAATGTTACCTGAGTAATCAAATGGTTGACCAATAGATGCACCATTCATTTGCAAGGTATGCTGTAAGGTATCTATTAAGAAATCCTCTGAACCATCTGCCGCTACTATAGACCCGATAATGGGCTCATAAGGCTGCTCGGAAACAAAAGGATCTTTAGCATTGTTCTTAGACCCTACAGCCCAACGCTCTACCCTGTCTACATCCTTAGGACTTAAAAAGTCATGGAAGTGATCAAGTACTTGTCCTAGTGACCAATACTCCTCAATAGCAATGATATCAGAATCCTCAATCTTGTTAGAGTATCCTGACCGCAGAGTATGTACTGAAAGAGGATTTAGCTTACGTAAGATAGGCTCACCGTTGCTGACATAGGAATAATAGATTTCCTCACCCATAACCAAGCCATCAAAAAAGCCACGGTTGAAGATGTCATGCATCTGATACTCATTCCAGTAGTGCTTAAGAATCTTAGTACCTACTACCTCTACCATATCCTGATAGTCGTAGCTTACATAGTCTTGTAACTTTTTCATCTCACGCTCCAACTCTTGTTGGTTCATAGCCGTATTCTGAATAAGACTGACTACACGATTACGTACTTCTTCAATAAGCCGTGATTCTTTCATGGAAATAGCAGTAGGATTCGTTACCATTACTTTCCAATCAAATCGTCTTTTTGCTTCCTCACCAAGTAGGATATCTACACGGGGTGATATAAGCGGATAATGCTGTAGGTTATCAGGTACGATATTCAGCTCTTGCAACCCTGTAGGATTACATACCGCTACTACTTCAGATTTATCTACTTTACCGTAGTACAAGTCCATGTTAATCTTCTTGTCACGTACTGACTTACGGGTGTGCTCAGATACAAAGTATCCGCCGATGTCTAAGGCATCAACGCACTGCTCACGCCACTTCTTGTTCTTTTTGCTAATTGGGAGCTTCTGTCTTGGAAACTCACTTAATACTCTATCCATTTCTTATAAGTTAAAATTTTCGTTTAATTTGTCTTGTACTTGTTTCTTTTGTTGCTCGGACACCAAAGCATCTACCAACCTCTGATCTATACCCTCTGCTGCAAACTTAGCTTGGTAGGCATCATAAGGAGCGTAGTTTTTGCCCCAAAATGGATCTTCTGATAAATTGTCATCTGAGAAGTCATCACTGTTTTGATAGTCTAACTGCAACTGTATATTTTCCCGTAGTATCATAACCATACCCATAGCAGATACACGGTCAAAGTTACCATCGGGATTCCATTGCTCAGCCTCTTTTAAATAAGCCACAGAGCGAATGGTATATAGGTTCTGAATGTCAGGGTTACCTACCGACTCTTTAAGCATCCAGTCGCGCTGTAAACGTCTGCCAAACTGGTTAATACGCTTAGACGAACCTGTACCCTTTGACTTGTTACCCCGTCCTACTGCAGATATCATGTTCATATCCCGTAGTATCTTAGGCGTATCACACAGCAAGTGCAACTTCTTCTTGTTGTAGAAGTGGGTATACAAACCTTTCTTATCGTTTTCGTAGTTTGCAATAGCGTTATAAAACTCTAGCAAGTCAATACAGATATCGTAAAATTCTTCTGCAAGGTTAGGACGACCTGTGAACTCCGCTACTATCTTGTCTGTAAACGTATCAAACACAAAGATAGATACCAATGAAGACGATTGTACTACGTAGTCATCATCTACGGGGTCAATCCCTGCAATGTATCGCCATATAGGAGGTTTGCTTTGCCCTGCTGCTTTTTTAGGCATCTCATAGATTTCTATAGCACCAAAGACTTTTTCGTCCTTAGCAAGCGGAAAATTGCGTATAGGCTGTAGGTTAGCATCTACCTTCCATTCAGGCTGTCCTAAACTATCACGTACTATGCGACCTACATAATGCCCTGATACAAAGTCTGCCAGGTTAGGCTGTATCTGCGACAAGTGGTCTTTAATCTTCTGTATAGGAAACAAAGAACCCTCTGTGCGCATTACCGCTTCTTGTGGCGTAATAGGTCTATCCGCTTTTTCCTGTGTTAAAGCCATAGGATCATCAGATCCATACTTTACCTCATAGCGTTTGTGTAAGACTTCTACCAGTGCTTTAACCACGTCTGAGTTACCGTCTTTGTCATAGCACTCTTCTCGGTTTAAATACTCAGGAAAGAAAAAAGAACATACGCCATTACCACGTGTTTTATCGTAGACATTCTTGGTATGTAATATCCGATAACCAATGGGACTGTAAAAGAACCTAAGAGCTGTGCTAAAGTCTGCTCCTGTAGTACCACCTGTACCCCCTGCTACCATCATACCAAAGACGTGTGAACCCTGTTCCATAGAAGGACGAGCAATAGACCACACCTTGTCGAGCTTAGGATACTTACCTGACTCTTCAAAGATAATTAGCTTACCCCTCTTTCCCCGTGCTCTATCAGGGTTGTCTTTCGTAGTAACCCCTATCACTTCTGACTGCATACCTGACAATACCCCTGTTTCGGTATTGCGATACCCTAATACCTTGTGCATTCCCTGGTCTGTAATCCGTAGCTTAGGCCATGGCGTACTTTCTGCACAAAAATCTAAGTCACGGTAGCACTTGTTCAAGATACCATCCTTAGTCAGGTATTCTGTTTCTGATGCCATCGCATAATTCTTGGACTTCTTATACAGCAACGTATTGCGAGCTAACATAGCTCCCATCTTGAATGAGAATCCTCGACCCCTGGTTTTCAGCAAGTTAGCGTACTTACCCTGCCTCTCTGCTTTCTCGATGTAGTGAAAAAACAAGTAATCCCCATCCCAAAAGTTAGGAAATCCTTCTACCCTCTCTGCGCGTATAGCATCTGCATTAGTATCTCGGATACTGGCATCTAAAACTACCGTCTTATCAATGCGTGAATAGTTCAAATAGAAATAATGATACCCTGTAATCCACTCTCCATCTTCAGGACGGATAAGCCCATACTTGCATCGTTCTACTTCCTGTTGCCAAAACTGATAGTAAGGACTGGTCTTTGACTTACTAGGGAAGTGATACGTGTACTTATCGTGTTCCTCAAAGTGCAATGCTGCTTGGCGGAAGTAATCCATTCCCTCAAGGATGTGAGGGTTTTCTAAATCTATCTCTATTCTGCCTGTACTGTCCTTAGGTAAGTCTTTGGCTCTCTTGCGATTTTTCTTACTTAAAGCCTGAACCAAGTGTATAGAACTCATGATATCTATTAGATCCCCATACAACTCAGGAGGCATAGAACCTTTTAGCTCTTCGGTAATAGCCGTAGTGTATCTGTTTACGCCTATGATAGGCATATCAGGGTCATCTTGGAATATGATATCAGAATCCATCTTCAAATACATTCTTTTCAATACTACCTCGTGCTTCTGCTTCCTTCGCATCTTTTAATGCCAAAGCTTTCATCTTATCCAAGGTAGACATATTCTTTTCTAAATCTTTAATTACATTACTGTACTTGGTAATGTCATACACAGGCTTACCATTGTCATCCAATAACGTAAAGTCAATAGTCTGAAAATACTTTCTAAGCTTATGCAAAGACTGTATTACATCCTTGACCATTTTCATTTTTATATTCTCGCTATGGTTTAAATAAAAATCAATAGCTTCTTTAACTACTTTGTCAGGTTTCCACGTAGGTTTTAGTGCTCCTAAGGTTTCCAAGACTGCTTCATTTCTTTCTGCTTCTGTACCATACTGCTCAACAAAGTCACTACGGAAGTCATACATAAAATAAATATACGATAACTCACTCTGAGCAACTTGTTTATTGCGGGTCTTGTCCCTAGTCCAAATCTTTCTAAACGGATCTAACGCATATGCCATCTCTGAAATATGCAAACTGTGATTCCTAAACTCAAATAATTTCATATTGCGCTAAATTAAACAAAATAGGGCTATCCTTTGTGAATAACCCTATAGTGAATGTTAATAAGTGGGACTTTTTAATATAAATAAGTAGTACCATTATCTTCTATCGCCTTAGAAAGTCGATAATGCAGTCCGCTTAAAGTTTCTGCTGTTTCTACTTCTATAAAATTCTGCTTTTCCACATGCGAGATAAACTCTATAAGGTCTTTTGCTTTGGATTCCTTAATCCATTCCTTAATGTTTGCATACTCCTTAGGTATCTCATACAGTCTAAATGTCTTATTTGAGGTTAGATAGGTCATAAAAACATACTTACCTACCTGCATAATGGTAGTCTTAGTCGTTTTATCGGTACTGTAGATTTTACCATCGAAGTACTTGTCCAAGTCAAGGCGGTCTTTAATAGCAGTCGTATTGCCTTCATTAACCATAATCACCCATCCTCCTGAAGAAGCAATACTAATCTTCATCATATTAGGACGTGTACCCTTACTCTCATTGTACTCCTCTAACCAAAAGCTCTTGGACATATCAATGATATCGCCTGGTTCTACTTCCGCAACCTGTGGACCTGTTTTCAATACCAAGTAGGGAATACCCGTCAGCATATTCAAAGTATCTCCTTCCATACCTCCTAATATACTGCTCATGTTGATGGGGTACTCCCGTACTATCATCTTATCCTTAGTAGGCTCATGCATTAGCCAGTCCAAGACCAACACATTATCCATGATGCTTTGCATCTTCTCAAAAGGACTACTAAACTTTACGTCTTCCGCTTTTTCCATTTTTCTTTTTTTTATTTAAACGACTTTGATTTATTTTATCTTGTATGCCCGTAGGGCAAAAAAAGGTCCCTAACTTATAAAAATACGCATTCGGCAACTTCTCCTCATAAGGATCTACCTCCATAATCGTTTCATGCACCTCCTTACACGCACTCATAAATACATCATGCACAAAATCTACCGACACCTTTAACTCCTCCGCTACCCTCCGATAGATCTCTATGTTCTTGTATTTTGAATTATCGTTTACTCCCATCTGTATATAAACCTAAACGTCATATTAAAAACTTCCGAAGCATTACTTGTTCTAGATCCTATATCAGGAATCAAATCTTGCCGTACCCTATTCTTCGTAATAGCCTTCTTTCTCCGTAACTGCGTCAACCTATTCTGCAAAGTCTGATCCTCCATCATCAACCTGTCCTTAATCTCACGTTTCGTAGTATAGTGAAACACCTTCTCCCAACAATCCTCCTCCTTAGCAAAATCCCCCCTCCTAACCAAATACTCATAAATCACCTCCGTCAATAACTCTACCTCCTTAGGACTTAACTTATGCAAAGGAGTCAATAACACCAAATACTGCTTAACCATCATCCTTACATCCCCAGCCTTTATACTAATTACCTTGCCCTCCATAATATTACTTCTTTAAAATATCACTGTCCTCCATAAACATACACAAGTAATCAATAAACCCACTTACCGTCATACCCCTCTCACTAGCCCTACACTCTAACCAATCCTTAGTGCGCTCTAAAACACGGTAACTAATCCGAACCTTATTACTTTTTCCTCCTTCCATGTGTCACTTTTAGCCTATATCATTTCTTTTGGCTACCCACAAATGTAATAAATAAATAATCCATACGCCAAAAAAATATTTTTTAAAAAAAATTTGAGCCCTATTACTATTGACTGTGGGTTACACCTACATAGAGAACCCCCCGTAGATTTGGCACTGGGGAACTACCTCGGGCTACGTTAAGCATCACGCGGATAAGTTGGTGCGTTATTTTAAATTTTATCAGTTATGTTAGATTTAGCTAACCTTAACGTTGACGCCTTAGTGGCACAAGCAGAGCAGAAAGCCAAAGCTTCTGTAACACAGCAATCCTTAGAAAGCGAGATTGCAGAGTTCTTGCAAGACGTGCGAGAAGAGGTCGCCATCTCGAAGATTATTCCTAATTCTGCGGGCAATGAACTTGTCATCTTAGAGAACGGCAAGACCGTAAGATTAACCGCAGGAGGCACTATCTATGGTCCATCCAAGTGGCTAGGAATGTTGAGTGAAGGGCAGACAGTTGCTACTGCGATGATTGAGGGCAAACTACGCATTGTAGACGTTCTCAGCTAATTAGAAACAAGGCAGGGCTTGCGAAGTGCAGGCCTTGTCTTTTTTATAATGGACTCAAGGGGTGGGTTTATACACTAGTATGGGTGGGTAAGTAAACCGCTTATACGTTAAATCAATCCATATGGTTATATACCCGTGATATTTGGTACTAATTGCTACGTTAAATCAAGTATTCATGCATTAGTTGGTGTGGGTTAGAGGAACCATAGTGGGTTATTTGGTTGTCTTTGTATATGTTATAATTAGAGAATAGTGTTTTAATATATATAAGAATAAGTAAACAGAGTAGATTACTACTGAGAGTGTAATCATTAATGTTTTAAGTGTAATTAATCAATTAAAATTTATTTGTTATGGCACATACAGATACTTACAAGCTTTCTTATTACTATGGTCAGAAGTATAATACAGAATTCTATTATAGACTCTTAGAAGAGGTTACTAAGGAGAATAAGATTCTGTTTATGAGTAGGGTTAATCTAGTGGGTGAAGTCTTTTATATTCTTTATGATATACATATTGGTGAGTTATGTAATGTGACTATTCAGGATTTAGTTGACTACTATAGTACTGAAGAAGTTATAGACTATTATGCAGGGAGTAAGTTTCCTAGTATTGAGGGATGTATTCCTTATGTGATAAAGTTACATAACTTGATTCCTACCTTAGATTACCGTATCTCTATAGCTACTAGGTTTAATAGTTTAGTCTTTGACAAGGAAGAAGTTGATTTCTTTAATAAGCTTATGAACATGTTAGATAGTCATACACCTAAGGATATGTTAGATGATATCTGCGGTGCTTTGGAAAACTATTGCCGTAGTATACATAAACATGTACATAGTTCTTTGCAGAAAGACTTTGACTATGATGATGTAGAAGATGAAGAGGATAATACAGAACTTATGGTTACGGTCTTAGACTATACTACAAATACCGTACAAGTTTATCCTTATGTTCTATTCAAAAATGGTATCAAGAGCTATTTAGAACATATAGGTTACGATATGGATAACTGTCAATATATGATACACTTTAAATCCAATTCACCATGGAAGGACTAATCTTATGTTTACTGGCTTTACTAATCTCTTATACTAACCATTTACATCAGCAAGAATCATGACTATTAAACAATCTATTGTTAGACACATCATCAGTCTAGGTGATGTGTCTTTAAAGTGTGCGGAGTTATCTGTAGAAGACTATAAGACAAACCGTAGATATGAATACCGACTTCCAGTGGACTATACTCAAGAACAAATTGATAAGTTCATGGATGAGTTAGACTATACCATCAAAGACCATTTCTATATGCAAATACGTGGTACTTTATGGTTTACCAACAGTTCCTTTTCTATTTACATGGATGGATGGGTTCATAATCATGCTCCTGAAATCCCTAAATACCTACACAAATGAAATTTAAAACCGTTCTTTTTAAGTACGACTATATCGCTATTGCTATAGTGGTTTACATCGCTTTATTAACCTTCTATGGATTATACCATAGTTAATTTTCTTTTTATTAATTAAATCCTATATTTACATCATGAGAAATCCTAATATTTCTATCAAAAGGCTTTTGACTCTTGAGCCAGGACAAGTCCAAATGCAAGTCATTGACACGGATGGTAACGCACACTATTTTATCGTGCATGAAGACCAGTATCAAAGACTGCTAGTGGACGAAGAAAACATTCAAAATATTTTTCCAAACATCCCTGCTGAGCAACGTGAGTTGTTGATTACAGGTTATTCCCCTAGTCAGTGGGATAATATGTTTGGCGAAGAAGAGTCGTTCTTTTCATGATCTTCCTCAATCTGAGGAGGTTTTAGTTTCTAGGAGAAGCCCTGCGTAACAGCGGGGCTTTTTTTTCACTATTCTATAACGTTCACGTACAATGAACACTTAAATCTATTAAACACATGTTAGATTACAACAGTAATTTAGACCCTGAAGAGTTGCGTCTTGAAAGAGATGTATACATCGCTAAGAATCAGGAAGAGTATGACATACAGAATGCATACTATCAAACATTAGATAACATTACATACTTTGAAATCATGCGAGATGAAGACTTGACTAAGTATGCTATCATGATTGATATGGTAGGCATACGTAATCTTGAGAACTATCTATTTGGTGAAACACGTACTCATGGTGATATACTACATCGCTATGTAGATATGTGCAGAATCCTAAAGAGTGATCCTGAGTTTGTACAACACATTAAAAACGAATATAAATTAGATTAATTATGCATCCTTATCATCATGCTATTAGTAGCGCAAAGAAACATGGAGGTCAGTACTTAGATTACCTTGCTATCCATGAATGGTTTGACGAAACCAAGAAACATATGCCTGATATGCGGCATAGAGCACTCAGACATCACGCAGAAGGTATCTTCTGGTGTGAAGAACACTTTGGTACTATACTTTATAATACCGATGGCAAAAAAGTTCTTATACGTGCTATTGCCGAACAGCATATCATGGAAGACCTAGGTTGGATACCAACCATTAAAGATTACCTCACTTCTTTAGATGATTCTAAGATTACATGGATCTTTAAACGTGGCGTAAGTAAACAAACCCTTAATACCCTATCAGAGGATACAAGTGATATCCGATTTAATACTAATTCTAAAACAATTACAGACTAATGAAAAATTTAATTAATGACTTAGTAATGTCTAATGAAGAGATTTATGTTTATCTCGATGACCTCGTAAATAAAGGACATGAGATTGTTGCTAACTGGGATGGAGGCAATGACAGTGGTATGGTATACTTTACCGTAGATGGTGCTATTGTCAATCCTGAAAGCTCTTTTGACTATTCTATATTTGATCGTCTAGAAGAAATGATTAACGATCAACTAGGCTATGGATCATGGGCTGGTGACTTTCATGCTTATGGAGAAGCACATTATGATCATAAGACTCACAGTTTTATAGGTGATAATACCGAAGAGATTATCGAGTATAATAGTGAAGACTTTGAGTTTTGTCTAGATACACCTTCTGATAAAAGTTTAATGAGTACTATTAGAAGGTTATACTTTCAAATACAATATAAACTTCCTATGGATTATGAAAACCGTAATTACATATGGGGGTATAGTAATGATAAATCTACTGAAGAATTAGCTAATGCACTTGAGTATTTTGTAACGCATTATATCTATGATGAAGACCCTAAAGCTAAGAGGGTTGCTAATTGGTCAGAAGAAACCGCTATTAAATTTGTTGAATTTATTAAATACAAATACTAAATTAAATTACAATGAAGATTATAATCCAATCTAATGGTTGTATAGACCTTCAGTTCCTTAAAGTCATAGGCTTTAGCACCAAGAGAGATGATAATACCAAGTTTGGTCAGTTTGGCAGTGGTATTAAATACGCTCTTGCTTTGCTTCTAAGAAAAGGAATTAAGTTTTACCTATATAATGGTACAAAACCTGTAGATATCAGCACAGAAGAAATAGAAATGTATTCTGACCGTGGTGTGCATACTACAGACTGTATCACAATCAATGGTATCAATACCAATATCAGTACAGAAATAGGTCCTGATTGGGAGCCATGGATGATACTGCGTGAGTTGGTGTCTAATGCCAAAGACCAAGATGTTAATGCTAATATCTATACGGAAGCAGATGACTATATCGTACAGATGGATGATAACACTCTGACATGGGTTATCTATACAGGACCTGGAGATACTTATGACCTTGTCAGAAGCTTACATAGCGTCTATGTAGACACATGGCTATTTGAAGGGGCACGTAATAAGTATAACCTATGTAAAACAGAGAAAGCCAAAGTATATTACCAAGGCTTTTATGCAGGTGATATCAAAGAGTATCCTGCTATGTTTAATATAGATGCTACTAAGTCCATTACCATAGATGAAAGACGTATCTATAATCACTTGGCTTCGTATCACTATCTTGAAGACCTCTTTGAATTACAAGATAAACTATTAATCAAACAGTTTATCCATCGGTTTACTATGTCTGATACTTATGAGTATAACAAGATTAGCAGTCTATGTACTCCTAACTTTAGTGCAGAGTTTATTCAGGTGCTTAATAGTCTAAAGATTCAACCTGTTAGCTTGAAGAATATCGAAGAAGTAATAGGCAGTCCTGATCAAGATGTACTGTATGTATGTTCTTCGTTCTATGCAGTAATATCTTCTGTATATGATTCAGACACTCATGTCCAGGATGATAAGATATACAGACCTGTGGATATTAACCTTGTAAGTATAGAGCTAAGACGGTTAGTCGAAGAAGCTAAAGACGTTATAGCTAGTGAGTTTAGTAACATCTTCATGTTTGATATTACATATGCTAAGATCAAAAGCATGAATACAGACTCTGTAATATGGGGTTTAGCAGACCGCAGTAAAAACCTGATTGTCATTAACTCGGAAATAGAATTCCGTAGTGACAAACTAAATCTACCTTTTATCACAGGATTACTATTGGAAGAATTTATGCATCTTGACTTCAATGTAGATGATTGCACTAGACACTTCCAAGACATCCTAATATTTAATCTATCTAAATTATTAATTTCTAAACATCAATTAGCATGAATCTAGAGTATCACGTATTGTACAATGATGATAGCGAAGTACTTGTACTCGCTGCTAAAGACATCGAAAGCGATATGGTATTTGTAACCCAAGAAATGGAAATCTGCCAGTGCAGTCTTACCTCTTACTTGGATACTATCAAAGAGAATCCCATATCACGACTTATGAATAGCAATCAATTTAAAGACTTCTATAGCAGTTTCAAAGATACCATATGCGGTAACATGACAGAAGCTGTGGAGGAAGGTTACATCTATCAATTAAAAACAAATAAATAAAATGAGTATTATGTTAGAAGAAACGTTAGAAGAAACAAAAGCTATGGCTTTTGACCCATTGGAGGATGACTCTTACAATTACGAAGAGATTATACCAAGTGACGAGATACCTAACGGTGATGGTTGGCAAAAGCAATATTCTTTTACTACTCCCGAAGGTAAGCAGTTTACCGTGTGGTTAAATCCTACGCTTAAAAGCAAAAAGTTAAAGGATAATTACTACAAGAGTACTACACCACACTATCGTGGTCTAGTCAAGATTATGAAAGCGGTAAATCCTACTTACTTTAACGGTGCACAAGCCAAAAGCCGATGTATCCAAACTGTACTTGCCTATGGTGCAGAATATGATGTAGTAGGTAAATATCTCTCTGTGTCTAGGTGGATACAAGAGAATAAGTTTGACGACTTTAAAGAGTATGTGCATACGTACTATAAATCCTAAACTATTAACCTTTATCTTTTTATATCATGACTAGATCTGAAGTCTTAAAACAATTTTACAAAAACGCTGACGCACTTTTAGATGATAAGTGCACTTGGTCAGCCAAAAGCATTAAAGAGCTCTTACACGCAAACTATGTGGCTATGCTCGAGCAGTTGGCAGAAGACCCTGAGATTATCAATATAGTAGTCAGCAAACGTGGTGATATACTTACAGAAGATCCACGTGTTAGAATTATTAATCGTAATATATTAAATCATGACTGAAACTTTTATTAAATACCATGTTAGTGAGCTTGCTGATATGGTAAAAAACTGTGATGTAAATAAACATCGCAGTAAAGTATTATACATTCCAATGATGGATGTACACATCACTGATGGTTATGAAGTAATAGACTTTCCACAAGCCACAGAATATGACTTCCTAAAGATTGGTATATCTTATTCTATGGGAGGCATGAACTACTTCACAGGTAGTGTAGAACCTAGAGGGTATAACTTGAGTGTAACGCCTGTTAAACGAGAAAACAAAAGTGGATATAACTCCGAGAGTTTTCTTCTGTTTAGCGGTGTTAAAAAGCATATCTTCGAAGCCAATAAATACAACAAAACCCGTCATGCAAATATGGAAGCAGACGGGGATCTATTATTTAAATTGATTTATTATGTCAAAAAGCAAATTATTAAGCAAGCATCTAGTTAATATCTACTATGTTTTAAGCATTGCTTTTTTATTCGGTACTGCAGTAAACACTGGTATTAAACTATCTATCATATTGTTTAAGATACTAAATTGGAATGCGGTATTACTATCTCAAGACTTAGCACAATGTGCTTTTGCATTAGGTGTATTTATACTTAGTGTCGCAAACCTCTATTTATTTGAGAAGATATGCCACAAACTGCCTTAGCTAAAGTACGTGAAGTAACAAGAAGAAAGTTTGAGATTAAAATAAGTAATCGATCATCTGATTACATTACTCCTTCTTTTGGTTTTGGATGTCTATTTAACTGCCACTATTGTTACTGCAAGAGAAATAGAAATGATGGATTGGATATCGCCACTAATGTAGGTGATATCCTTACATCCATTAACAATCATGCTTATTTCTATGCGGATACTCCTAAGCCTAATCAAACTCATGACAGTCTATATACTTACGATATCTCATGCAACGAAGACTTTGCATTACATCATAAGTACCATGACTGGAGAAGGATATTTGATTTCTTTAAAGAGCACCCAAAAGCAATGGCTACGCTTGCTACTAAGACTATACCTACGCAATACCTGGACTATGATCCTCAAGGTAAAGTACGTATTCGTTTTAGCTTAATGCCCCAACATATCAGCAGTATACTAGAACCTAATACTGCTCCTATAATAGATCGCATTAAAGCAGCAGATGCCTTCATAGATGCTGGGTATGATGTACACTTTAACTTTTCTCCTGTTGTAGTATACAGAGAATGGATAGAGGACTACCGTGAACTATTTGAAATGGTAGATAACTATGTCGATTATAAAGACATTGTAAAAGCAGAAGTTATCTTTCTTACTCACAATGAGAAAAAGCACTTAGATAACCTTAGCAATAACCTACCAGGTGAAAACCTGTTATGGGTTCCTAAAATACAAGAAGCAAAAACATCTCAGTATGGTGGTAAGAACATTCGCTATAAGTGGCAACTAAAAGACAAACTTATCAAAGAATGGACTGCACTGCATGATGAGATTATTCCTTGGAACAAAATCAGATACATATTTTAAAATGAAAATTACAATTAAAGATGAAAACGGTAAGACGTACACCTACAACTTTGAGAAAGTACGCAAGAACTACAAGTTTAACGAGATAGAGTTTATAGGTAAGCTTATAGAACATGTCACTAAACCTACAGACAATGAAATTCATTAAGCTTAATACAGAACATAGGTTTATTTATGTCAATGTAAACAGTATAGAAGTGATTATGCCTAATACTACTACTAAAGGCAGTTCTATAATACTTTTCAGTAGCAAACAGAATAATACCTTAGAAGTATTAGAACCTGTAGAAGAAGTACTCAGACTTATAAACGAAATAAACGAAACATGAAACTTATTATATGCAATAACAATTAATAACCCTTTTAAATCAATAATTATATGTCAGAACAACGAAAGACACCTGTTGAATTTCTAGCTGAAAGACTAGAATATATTGTTTGGATGCGTGATAGAGATGAAATATCAGCACATACTGGAGGTGAATGGCGAGATAAGTTTCTAGCAGAAGCTAAAAAACAAGAAAAGAATCATATTATAGCTGCTTATGATGCAGGTAGAATAGGAGGCTTCTACGGCACTACTGAAGATGGAGAAGAATTTTATAAAAAAAACTATGATGGGATCACTAGAAAAGTTGAAGAAAGAGATTGATGAATACTGTATTCAATATCCTGACTACAAAGAAGAGTTTGTAGATTTATATGACTTAGCTGCTATGGAGGTAGAACAAGGTTCTTCCCCTATTTTAGAGTACCATTTAGCTCACTCTGATATAGATGCTTTGGTATTAATCATCAAACAAGGTCCTAATAATTAAATTATTATTGCTTACTTTGTAATAAATAACTTCACCATGTCCGATACTATTAAAGTATATAAATTCACCGTTGATGTAGGAAGCTCAATTAACGTGGTTGTTGAAGGCTATAGCGAAGCTGCAGCTAGAGATGCCGTGGATGAATTGTTATATGGAGAAAAATATATCGAAGAGATGACCTCTCTAGAAAATGTGGAAGTTATTATTAATTTGGAAGGAGTAGAAAACCCAGAGTAATATGTCAGAAAATAACGAGGAGTTTCTCGAACTAATTGAGAAGCTCAATGATGGAATCAACTCTGTTGAGATTGGTTCTGAAGATTACTATTTCGTATTAGCTACACGAAAAGGACAAAGTTTTATTAAAAGCAATGGAGGAGCACCTCTAAACGAAGTAATTAATGCTTGGGCATACTTACTAGACTTTACACAAGATAGAGAGTATACCGTAGAAGAAATGCCTCTTATCATGTCTGCAGCTACACTACCTAGTGTGCTAATTAAAGACATGGCTAAGGACATTGGCATTAGTAAGTTTCAAATGACACAGATAGAGAAAAGACTCTTTCAACGTGTACTTGAAATTCGTGCTACCCTTGTAGCTAAAAACAAACAATCTAAACCCAAAGAAGATGATCAAGATTCTTAATATCAATTTCAGTATCGCTCACCTCATTGCATTGGCAGTTGGATTATTTCTATTAATTATGCTATTTGTAAATGGTACAGGTTGGCTATTACTAGACTTATTGGCTTGCAGTATGCTAATGATATATTTCTATATTCTTATAGAGATTATGCGCCGCTTTCACAAACTATCTAAATAATCATTACTATGAAATCTATTATCTTATCAGTGGCTTTGTTTGCCACATCAGTTGCCTTTGCACAAATCCCAACTAAAAACGCGTATTTAAACTACAAAGAAATACCTGGAGAACCTGGTTATTATCAAGATGCTGATGAAAACCTTATTTATTCTACCAAAGATAAATTTTACATTCGTTCATTTAAACATAATAGCGTAGGTATTGCTAGTGGGCACAATCAATTCTTTAAAGACATCCAAGGTGCTCGCTATGTCAACAAAGCATACATGCCTGACTTTGTAGATGCAGATGACTACTACATGATTGACCTAATTACCGAACAAGAAACAGGTAGTATCCTATACCAAGCACAGGTAGGTCTTTGTACTGTATATTTGCATGTAGGAGAAGAACATTGTAGTGTAGCATATCAGTACAAATAAGATGAAATACAAGAAGCTGAGTGAAGATGTCATTATCCATCCTAAGAAAAGGAGTAGTGACGCAGGAACAGATTTAGCAGGGCACAGTGTAGATGTAATCCGTTCTGCCAATAATCCCAATATCATTGAAGAGTTTATAATCAATACCGCTATTGCAGTAGAGATTCCTCAAGGTTACTTTGGTATGTTAGTACCACGTAGTAGCACCAATAGGAAGATGCGTATGATTAATAATGTAGGTATTATAGACTCAGGCTACCGTGGTGAAATACGTGCTAGGTTTCAATTTCTAGAGCCTACCACAGAGAATGAAGCACAGAGCTATTTTAAGTTTGAGATTATTGGTTACAGAGTACTACAGCTTGTAATTGTACCCTATTTTGATATTACTTTAACAGAAGAAGTTAGTGTACTAGATAACTCTGATCGTCAAGATGGAGGATTTGGTTCTACTGGAAGGTAACATTGCATCTTTCATGTTTGTGTTTTGATTGGTTATGTAGAGGGCAGTCTAGCAATGGGGCTGCCCTTTTTAATTATTATATATATTATGATTGATGAAATCTCTAATATATCCGAGATCAAAGTAAAGGTCGGATATAAAGCAAAAACAAATTATAAGATTACATGCCCCGATGACGTTTATAATCTTGCTAAACATTTATGGGACAATGTATTCCAAGACATGCAGTTAAGAGAGCGTATGGTTATGCTTGCCTTAAATAGAGGTAATGAAGTACTGGGTTATCACGTAGTAAGTATAGGTGGTACCACAGGAACTTTAATAGACCCTACGGTAGTATTTAAGATATTGTTTAACTTAGCCAACTCAGCAGCATTTATTTTAATACACAACCACCCTAGCGGATTATTAAAGCCTAGTAAGCAAGATGATAAGATGACACAGAAAATGAAAGAGGCTAGTAAACTACTAGATTTTCAGCTTATAGACCATCTTATCATTAGTCATGAAGGCTATTATTCCTATCAAAACGTTGGTGAACTATAATTATGGAAGATATCAAATCTAGATTAGAAGAAATCACATTTATAGACAATGAGTTACAGCTCTATGAGTATGAAAGTTTCTTCCATTGGATATCTCATCAGACTATACTAGCTGTAGATACAGAAACATCTGGGTTTGATCCTCATACTTGTAAGCTACTAACACTGCAAATCGGTAACTATAACCGACAGTTTGTTATAGATCTTACTAAGGTATCTATTAACCTGTTTAAGAGCGAGTTAGAGAGTAAAATCCTCATTATGCACAACGCCAAGTTTGACTTGAAGTTTCTGTATAAACATAGGATATACCCGACTAACGTTATAGATACTATGCTCAATGAAGTGATACTATACACGGGTAATAATAATGTATCTAAGGGACTAGGTAAACTGGCTAAGATGTATCTAGATATAGACTTAGATAAAGGTGTTCGTGATCGTATTACTGAGGATACTATATATGACGAGGAGGTTATAGTATATTCTGCTGATGATGTAAAGTATCTGCATAAGATATATGAGATGCAGTTAGCCAAACTAAAAAGCAAAGACTTGCTTATTACTGCTAAGGTAGAGTATGAGTACGTCAAGGTATTGGCATATACTGAGTTTCATGGTATGTCTATAGATGCAGAAGCATGGAAGAAGATATCTGCGGATAGTAAAATGAAACTGGTTGAGATAACCAATCAACTCAATCAGTATATCCTTATGCATAACATCAAGCCATTTATTAAGCACGTTAGGACTTTGTTTGATGACTACCAAGAGATTACCATCAACTGGAATAGCTCTCAACAGGTGATTAAACTGCTTAATGAAGTAGGAGTTGACGTAGATACTGTAGATAAGAAGAAGCTTGCAACTATTGACCATCCTATAGTAAAGCAACTGCTAGAACGTAGTTACTGGGCTAAGAGAGCAAGTACGTATGGCTATGACTTTCTAAAGTATATCAATGAAAGCACAGGTAGAATACATACTGACTATTGGCAAATACTAAAGACTGGTCGCATATCATCTAAGAATCCTAACCTGCAGAATATTCCTGCTACAGAAGAGATACGTAAATGCTTCTCTGTAGAGCAAGGCAGAACTTTGATTGTAGGTGACTATAGTGCGCAGGAATCTAGAATCCTTGCTGAGTATGCTAATGAATCCTCTATGCTAGAGTTTTATCTTAGCGGTAAGGGAGATATTCATTCTTTCGTAGCACAGAAGCTATACCCTGATGTGTTAGGCGAACTATCTTACAATGAGATTAAAGATCAATATGGGGATCTGCGTAAGAAAGCTAAGGGTGCTAACTTTGCATTGGCTTATGGTGGCAATGGTGCTACTATAGCCAATAACTTATCTGTAACTAAAGAGGTAGGTGACGAGGTAGAAACAGCTTACTTCAAGGCATTCCCTGATGTTAGGGCATACTTTGATAAGATTAAGAGTGAGTCTATAGCACAAGGATATATTGATGTAGACCGTGTCTTAAAACGCAAAGTATATCATGATGATATTGCTATTATACAACGTGGTGCTCGTGGCTATATAAATGATAAGCAAGTAGCTAGACGTCATTTCATTGCTAAAGGCGAATATGAAAGACGAGCCATGAATTATCCTATACAATCTAGTGCCGCAGGTATGGTTAAACTTGCTAGTATTGCTATCTTTGATCAAATAATTAAGGAAGGTAAACTTGGAAAAGTATTTTTAAGTGCGTATGTTCACGATGAAATTCACTTGGAGGTTCCATCAAGGGATGCAGAAAAGTGGAAAAACATCATGAAGCAATGTATGGAAGATGCAGCTAAGTTATACTGTCCTCGTATTGGGGTAGAAGTAAATCCTGATATTGCTGATTATTGGATTAAAGATTAACAACATGAACAAGGAAGATTTTTTCTATTGGATAAAGGAATATCTCTCTGATGCAAAAGATGGATTGACTCCTAAACAAGTTGAGTATATTCTCGACCACATTAAGGATGTTGAAAATCCACTTGATAATCAGGGGGGATATTACTGGACTTCCAATTCTACATTTATCGACTAATTAATCCATTATGCTTGCTAAACAACCCCACGAACTCATCAGTGATGAAGTTCTAGAGGTTGACTTTCGCAATTCCATTCACAAAGACGCATTGCAAAAGTGGTATGAAGCAGAAGGCATAGGTACTGCAGAAGTTATTACTGGTAACGGTAAGACTTTTATAGCTATGCATGCTTTATGTATGATACCACCTAACTCTACTGTCTTAATAGCTTATGAGCGCAACAACCGTGATCAGAGCTTTATGGTAGAAGGTCAGAAGTACAAAGAAATCTTTGGTACTAACCCTTTAGAAGACCTAGGACATGACATTACCTTTGAGTGTTATCAAAGTTATAAACGCTTAGAAGGTAATACCTATGACCTTATTATTGCAGATGAGATTCACGACTCACTAACACCACAGTATGGTAAACTGTACATACAGACTAAATTTACCCATATACTTGGCTTGTCAGCAACAATTGATACTTCTACAACTTATCGCACCTCAGATGGCTATGAGTTTACTAAAGGCGATTTAATTAATAAAGTCGCACCTGTAATCTATAGCTACATGAAGTTTAACCGTGATATTATTATCTATAAGGTTAAGCATGAAGCTGATGATAAGTATGAAGTAAATATCAAAGGCAAGAAGTACAATGAAATATCTGCTATTGAGTATTATAAGAATAAGCTAAAGTACTACGGTATGCGTAGGAATAGCTTTATGATTAATAAAATTATGGCAGAGTACTCTAAGATACTCTATGACCTACGCAGTAAGATAGGACTTGCTAAGAAGATACTTAAAGATGTAACCAAAGGACAGGTTATTGTGTTTGGCAATAACATCTCTTTTATACAGAAGATAGTACCTTATGTAGTGAGCTATCGCAGTGGTAAATATCAGAATCAACAACTGATAGAACGATTTAGGAAAGGACACATAGAACAGATAGGTTCTTTTCATAAACTTAAACAGGGTGAAAACCTTGGTTATGTAGATGCTATAATTATCACATCATATTTTAGCAAATCCAAAGACCTTATTCAACGAATAGGTAGAGGAACTCGTGGTGGAGAATTTGGACCTCTAAAGGTTATCATATTCTGCACAGAGGGTACTCGCGAAGAAGGATGGTTTAATAAAATGATGGAAGGATTAGAGTTTGCAGATTATCAATTAGTAAAATGTAATGGATTTATGGATTTAAAACAGAAGTACAATGAGCTGGACTAAACGCTATTTAGAATTAATTGATGCAGGTTATCAAACTGATGAAGCTGCTGAGATGATTAAAATTCAAAGACTAACCCTAGAAGCCGAATGGAAAGATGGAGATAAATCTGAAACATCTAAGTAAAGTTGTAGATATTGATGCAGGAGCATACTTTACATTGCTATTGCTTAATAGTGCAGAGGATGGTGATGTTCAGAAACTCGTAGAGAATAACCCATTCTTGTTTTCTAATGTTTCTTTCTTGTATCTCTATGAGAAAGGACTTATACGCATGAGAGATCCCAATGAATCTCCTACGGGATTGCACATGGAATATGCTCACAAAGTACTTAAGAAATTATTGATAACCCAAGATGGTAAAGCATTTATAGGTGCTAGTGATCATCTAGTTATGAATATCATTGATGAGTATCGTAAGCTATTTCCATCAGGTGTGTATACAGGTAGTAGACTAGTCAAGGGTGACCGCAAAGGTTGCATTAAGAAGATGCAGAAACTAATGCGTGATAACCCTGATGTAACCCCTACAGAGATTATAGAAGCTACTAAGATTTATGTAGGCAAAGCCAAGGATACTTTCTATGAGAAGATGACTTGTGCAGATTACTTCATTGAGAAGAATGGAGTGTCTATGCTTATGGGTTACATAGAAGCTTATAGAGAAGGAGAAACTACTACACCTACTACTGATTTTACAGAAGACATATGAGTTACTTTGACAGTACCGTTAAATGGATTGAAGACGGCAAAGCAGGTCTTAATGAAGGTCTTAACATGGGCTTTCCAAGACTACGGACTCATATACCTAATGTACAAAAGGGTACTTACTATCTAATCGGTGGTGATCCAGGTGCAGGTAAATCTACGTTTACCCTCAATGCATTTGTACTTAATCCCTTTGAAGATGTCATGAAGTTTCCTGACAAAGGTAATCTCAAGATATTCTACTTTTCTTTCGAGTTGAAGACAGAGATGATTCTGACTAAAGCCATTACCCGTAAGCTATATTATCAGTATGGTTTAGTGGCTGATGTAAACTATGTTTTATCACGTGGTAAGAACAGGATTAGCCAAGAAATTTACTCTAAAGTCTTGGAAACCAGGGAGTATTTTAGTAAATTAGAGGATGTATTAGTGGTAAACGACATACCTGAAAACCCTACGGGAATAGAGAAAACTTTAACTCGATATGCCCATGAGAATTTAGGTACACCTACGTATGGTACATTTACAGATGATGATGGTAATGACAAGCAGTATGTTAATGGTTTTATACCCAACGGTAAGAACAATTATACCTTGTGTATCATTGACCATATTAGTCTGATTAAGAAGGAGAGAAGTTTTAATGTAAAAGCCAACATCGACAAGATGTCAGAGTACATGATTAACCTGAGGAATACTTATGGTATTAGCCCTGTAGTAGTTCAGCAGTTAAATCGTAGTTTTGCAAGCACTGATCGCATGAGGCTTAATAAATTAGAACCTACCCTTAATGATTTCAAAGATTCAGGTAACACTGTACAAGATGCAGAAACCGTCTTTGCTTTGTTTAATCCTAGGCAGTTTGAACTAACTGAATATCGTGGATATGACATTGAGCAGTTGCAAGACAGATTCCGTGCAGGCATTGTACTTAAGAACAGATATGGTAGCGCACAAAAGCGTATTCCTATGCTGTTCATAGGTGAGTCTAGTATCTTTGAAGAAATGCCCAAAGCAGAGGAAATGTCGCCACAACGCTATGAATTAGTAACCAATATCAAAACCAATGTGTAATGGGTAGATTATGTTTTATTGTAGCTAATACTGGTATGGGTAAGAGCTACTCCATGAGGAACTTACCCCCTGAAAAATGTATTATCATTAACACCGACAAGAAAGAATTACCTTGGCGGCAGTATGGTAAGCAGTGGAATAAGGAACTCAAAAACTATCTCGAAACTTCTGACATTGAAGACATACGTGCTATTATCAAGTACGGTGCTGAAAATGATAAGAAGATTATCGTGATAGATACTTGGAACATGAATGTCAATGATCTTGTATTTAGTGAAGAGTTTCGCAAGCAAGGTAAAGACTACATGACCAAGTGGGGTGAGATGGCTGCGAATCAGTATCAATTGTTTAATTACATACGTGATAATACGCCTGATGATATGTATGTATATCTGATGGCACATCCTGAAGAAACATTAAACGAGGATACAGGGCTTATTGAAATGCGCATAGCAGTACACGGGGGTATGCTGAGAAAGGTTAGACCTGAAAGCAAAAGCACTATTGTACTATATGCGGATGTTCAAAAGAAAGCTGAAGGAGTGCAGTACAAATTCAGAACCCAAACTACAGGTCGTGACACTTGTAAGACTCCTGTAGGAATGTTTGAAGACTCTTTAGTAGATAATGATCTATTAGAAGTCGATGCAACTATTCGAGATTATTACGGACTTAATTCAATTAAAGATGGCAAAGCCAGGACCAAGAACGCAGGAAGTTAAATACAACAGAAAAGGGGAACCTTATGTTACCCACTATAGAACCAAGTTGTATTTGAGTGAAGCTATGAAAGCTGAACTTAACGGAGAAAAGGTTGGGATAATTCCACAATCTAATTCTTCATCTTATGTAATTAAATTAGATGCACTAGGAGAATTTGCAAAAGTATGGATAGAATAACTTATGATTGGGCTACACAGGAAAGGTTACCTGATATAGACACAGAAACAGAACCTATGGTTGAACAAGAACCTATTAAAGTAAAGAACGACAAACCCCTAGCATGGGATGTAGTTCCTGCAAAAGAACCTTGGGAAGAGGTACGTATTACTCAGATTATTGACTTCTTAGAAGAGGGCTTTGATCGTGAGGAAATTGCAGTTATGATTGGGCATGATAAGAAAGATATAGATACGCTATTTTCTCGCTATCCAGCCTTATTTAATCGCAAACCCCGTAGAAGTAATCGTTTGCCTTTCCGAGTAATTGATGATAGTAACCAATAAATTAAACTAAAATGGCTATTCAAAGCAACAACAGTAACGAGAAAGTAGTATCAGGACAAGACAACACCGTATATGGTGGTTTAATTCCTTTTAAGGTATTGTCCGTTAATCCTACTAAAGCAGAGCTTGAGAAACTCTACAACACTACAATTGATAACAAACCTGAATATCGCAAGAAAGATAAGAACGGTGATGACTTTGTTGTAGTTAAGTTTATTGTACAATCTGATAGTTCTGCTATTGAGAACCCAATTACCACTAGTGTAAACTTTATTGTGCGTCCTAAACTACGTACTAATAAAGCAGGTGATAAGAATCAATACATTGATGCCTTTGGTACTACAGGATGGGCTGGTAGTGTAGATGATTTACAAGAATGGGTTGATAAGAAGAGTGCTGTTAAAGCATTTGTAGGCGAGGAAGATCTAATGATGTTTATCAAAGCATGGGCTAACGTAGCTACAGAAGGTGAATGTCGTTTAGATAACCGTGAGGAACTCGCTAAAGGGAATGTCACAGAGTTGAAAGAGTATGTTACTCAACTTAAAGAAAACCGTGTAGTACTCTTAGCAGGTGGTGTAACGATGAACAATGATAAGTTTGTACAAAGTGTGTACAACAAGTTCTTTGGTCGTCTTACCTACTTCAATGAGAAAGGTTTCTTACGTACCTTAGAGAATGAATATACTGCATGGGATGCGGTGTATCCATCTGACCTATCTGTTCAAGAAGTTAAAGAGCAGAAGGCAGAAGTTATTTCCACTGATTCTAACGATGATATTAAAAGCATATTTGCATAATGGCAATAGCAAGCAGGAGTAGTGATGCAACACTCACTGCTGATAATATCTTAAAAATGGTTAACCCCCTGGATGTCTTCAATAGATATTCAGGGGTTTCCATTACTATAGGTAATGCTATATCTAGTCCTCTACGTGAAGATGATAGCAGTCCTTCTTTTTGTATATGGCAGGGAGATGATACGCTAATGTTTTCAGATTTTGGTATGAATAAACATGGTAACTGCATTATGTTCGTGCAACTATTATACGATATCAGTTTTAAGGATGCGCTTATCATGATTGACAGTGATTTTAATTTGGGATTGTATAAATCGACAAATATAAAGCACGTTAAAGTACCTAAGAAGACTACCTATCAGAAGCCTGAAAAGAAGAAGACTAAGTTTGTACTTAAAGTTCAAAACTTTACTGCGGATGACTTGGCTTTTTGGAAGAAGTTTGGAATAGACGAGTATGTATTAAACTATTATAACGTGGTATCATTAAAGAGTTTCTATGTCAATGATAATTACATCAAGGCAGATAAACTTGCTTTTGCATACCTTATGGAGAATAATACACAAGTCAAGATATACCAACCTCGGAGTAAGAAACTAAAATTCTTATCCAATACCAATACAAGTACAGTCCAAGGTATAGATCAGTTACCTTACACAAGTAATAACATTGTAATTACATCTTCTATGAAGGATGTTATGGTGTTACATACTATGGGCATACATGCTATTGCATTATCTAGTGAGATGCAGATGCCTGACAAAGAGTTAATTGATATGCTTAAAAGAAGATTCTTAAATATCTCTTTGCTTTATGACAACGATTATAACAAAACAAATAATTGGGGTCAGATACAAGCAAAAAAGATAATTAATACATTTACTTCTATCAAGCAGAACCTTAAGATACCTGCTAAATACAAGAGTAAAGATCCGTCTGATCTTGTAGCTAATGTAGGATATGATAAAGCTTACTCAATTATTCACAGTGAACTTATATGTACACACAAAAACAATTAAAAATGATAAAAGTAACTAAGAAAGACTTTGATAAAGTCGTTAACGTTTTAGAAAATTCAGAACATCGAATTACTGTTATGTATGTTCCTAAATGGAATTCAATTGAAATTATAGATGGCATGAATGCTCCCGATGAAATTGCAGACGATGTTATTGAAATGCTAGATAAAGCGGGTCTAAAAGTAGGTCAAGGTATTAGTATATCAGGAGATTCATCTTCATATTCAAGAGGAGAGTATGAATCTATTGAAAGGATTAATGGCGGTCACAAAAATTATTATTATTAATGAAAGAATTAGTTAAAGAGTTATTAGATATTGCAGAAGAACTAGAAAACTCAGACTTAGAGTTTCAGAACTTTGAAGCCAAGGGTATCTATTATGCCTTGGAATTTCTTAAACTAACTAAAAATGGTAGAATACAGGAGTAAGGATGAAGAGATTATGGCTTCATACTTACAGACACTACAAGACCACGGTTATGTAGATAGTTTTGACTATGAACCTACCTTCCCACAAGTAGCTCCTAATTTAACTGTTAATTACAAAGTACCACGTGTGACTAAGGAAGATAAGATTGTGACTAAAGAGTTACTTTCTAATACTACCTATACCCCTGACTTTGTAATTGTGTGGAATAAAAAAGCCGAAGGTATATTCTATAAAGACATCAAAAATATAGAGTATAACAATAAGGTTTACTTTTACGCAGAACAATTAAGTAAAGGAGATTGGGAACCTTTTACATCCTACATTGACGTTAAACCCCCTGCTGGTGCTGACATGTGTGCTGCTAGGGTATTTGGTTTGACTCAACGATTTATTTATGCCACCTTAGGTATCTATGTACAAAAAATAGTAGTGCGTAATTCAGCACGTGCTTTAGTACACAATACATTTGTACCTGAAGACTATAGAGTAAACGCTAAAACGGGGCACGTTTATTCTTTTGGCAAGTTCAAAGCCCCATCATTTAATCAGTTCCTTAATTCGTTATGATTGCAACTAATTCAAATGCTTTTGCTGTGAAGGACTATCACAAGCAAGAGCGAGTATCCCAATCTATGCTTACTAAACTAAGTGTAGATCCCTTCTTACTTTCTGATATTATGAAACAGAAAGAACAAGAAAAGAAGTTTGAGTTTCCAGATTTTAGTGACACACCTATGAAGATAGGTACTGCTGTTGATGCACTGCTGTGTCTTGATGAATCGTCCATGTATGAGATCTTTGATGTTTATCCTGGTGTTATCCCTACGGGGCAGATGCTGACCTTCTGCCATAACCTGTATAAGATATGCTGGCAAAGAGGATTAGAGAAGATTGAAGATGTCAACATGGATGCTTTTCAAGCTGCGTATGATAATACAGATATTAAACGTGATAACTTTGAGAAGTTTGTATATGAGAGATTTGCCAAAGAAGGTAAGACGTACTTTGAGTTTATTCTACAAGCTAAGGATAAAGAAATACTTAGTGAAAAAGGATATGATATGGCTCTTAGAACTGCGGAGTCTTTACGCAATCATCCTTATACTACTAAGTATATTACTCAACAAGAAAATGTAGATGACTGGGCATACTTGTATCAGCTACCGATATACTTTGAGTATAAAGGAGTAAAGTGTAAGAGTATGCTAGATATTGTGCGTATTAATCCTAATGAAGGCATTGCGCAAATCATTGACATCAAAGTCAAGGAAGGACCAGTAAGTTCTTTTGATTATTCTTATCGTAAATTTAGGTATGACTTACAAGGTGCATTTTATAAACTTGCATTATCTCATTGGCTAAAAGCAGAAGGATTAGACTTAGTAATAGAAAATCCTTATTTTGCGGTAGAATCATTTACATCTACAGGCAGACCACGAATCTTCCAAATGTCTGATATAGACTTAGAAGTAGGCACTAACGGAGGTTATAGCCTAGCAAGTGGTAAGCCTACAAAAGGTTATGAACAGCTCATTGATGAATACAAAGAGTACTTACAGCTTGGTAGCTATGATTATCCCATGGATGTACGTAAGTCTAACGGTAAAGTAATTGTCAATGAGTATACAACCATCAACCCAGCCACAGGTAATTGATATTAGAAATGCTAATACCAAAGTACATGTAAGTGGATATGAATGCACTATCCTAACTAAAGAAAAAGCCGAAGGAGAGATTAATGTAACGGAATCTTACTGCGGTACTTTCTATATAGGAGATCACGTAATTAATGTAGGAGATATTATTATTGCTGATGATATAAATATTAAAATGTCTTTGCCATTTAAGATTGCTAAGATATCTACGTTTGATCTTAGCAAATCAATGAAGAAGATTACCCTACATAGTTTTATTGAGAATCCTTCTAAGGTATTTCTTGCAGCTACGGCAGGTAAGATTGCATTTAACATTATGGAAAGTCCTTTATTCCTTGGTGTTTTTGCATATTATCCTGAACTAGAACAAGAGAAATATCGTTATGCTGTGCATTTCTTATTGCATTATAACAAGCAAATACGAAATGATAAGCAATTTAAACTACTTAAAGATCTAGTAGAATCTCAATGTTTAGAAGAAAATTATGTCTTTACTACTCCATATGGTAACGATAATTATATTGTACTAAGCAAGATTGCAAAGCCTTATTGGTTTGAATCTTACAATACAATTATGCGTAGTCAATACAGTTTACTACCTGTAACCTATATGAGTTATCTAAAGAATAGTCTTCCTAAACGAGATTACATTTTTATTAGTAGCATAACTTCTAAGTCTGACATTCTAATAGAAGCTTGGGAAGAAAAACTCAATATGAAATTACCTAGTAATATTGAGCTATACCAAGCAATGGATATCGAAGGCATAGATGGACTTTATGAATCACAATTAATATCAAAACAAGAATATGAGCGTGTTAAAAACTTGGCTGGGTACATGGTATGAACCCTTAGAAGCTATCACTAGTACCAATGAGTTTCAGAATATTGGTGTACAGATAGCTAAATGGCAATCACAAGCCCCTACGTACCCTGAAAGTCAAGATATTTTCAAAGCTTTTAGACTAACCCCTTACAAAGACCTCAAGGTAGTAATTTTAGGACAAGACCCTTATCATACTCCTGGTATGGCAAGTGGTCTATCCTTCGGTGTTAAGAATCCTAATGGTACTATACCTCCTTCTTTGCAAGTAATACGCAAAGAATTAGATAGAGAGTATCAAAGCGAAGGCAAAGACTTTGATTATACATTAGAGTCTTGGGCTAAGCAAGGTGTATTACTTCTTAATACTGCTCTTACTGTACATAAAGGCAAAGCCAATAGCCACAGTGCAGAATGGTTACCAATTACCATGCAGATTATAGACCTTATTGCACAAAATAATAGTGGTCTTATATTTATGTTATGGGGTAAACATGCGAAGTCTTTTGAGAATATGTATATGAAGTCATTTCATCATGTATTAACCGCAGCTCATCCTGCAGCAGAACTACGTAAATTAGATGCAGGATTTCTAGGTTGCAATCATTTTAAGATGGCGAATGAAATCATTACAGGTATAAACGGAGAAGAGTATCAAATTAAATGGATATAATATGCAATCAATTCCTAATGAAAAGTACTGGAAAGAGGTACTTACTATAATTATTAAGCATCTTGATCCATTAAACAAAACGACACCTGAAATGGTGGGTAGTAAATCCCGCGAAAAATCCCTGATCAATATACGAAGGGTATATTATTATCTAATTAGACAATTATATAATATGCCCTATCAACATATTGCGGAATCTTACTACTACGCTACAGGAATGGTTAATGTAATACCTAACCATGCTACTATAATATATCATTGTAAGACGTATAATGGTATGTTAGATGTGTATCCTAATGAACGTAAAAAGTTTGAGCAAATCATGAAAGAGGTGCGCTATATCAACACAGCACCTGAGTCTTTCTTACATATTATCAATCAAGAGATAGACAGATTGCTAAAGCTCAAAGAACAACTATTAACTAATATTGAAGAAAAAGATGGCGAAGTTAAACTTGAACAAGTTGTTAATTGAAGGAGAGGCATTTGACGATGCTTTCGATAAGTGTAATAAAATCTTATCTAAATCTTGGAATACTACAGACATTCGTTTATATGAAGATCGTGTATTGCGATTTACTATAAACCTAGTGCATGACTTTAATACTACGTCAGGGCATGTCTATATCATTCGAAGAGCAGATGGTTTATATACTTATTATCTCACTAATACTTTAGATCACATTAGATTTATTAATCCCAATCTCACGTTAGACAAACTAATCCGTGAATTAAACAACACTAATTTCTTAATCCTTTAATTCTAATCATTATGTTACATTACAATTCAAATCTCGAAGACCTTTACAAAACTAAAGCTCCACTACCAACTACTTCGTATCAACCCATTAGCAATGAGTATTTAATCAATGCATTAACTCAGCAATTATTTACGCAAGGTTTAACAGTTACCAATAACTACCATACTTTGTATAGCGGAGGACAACGTGTTATTGGTTACTTAGGAATCCAAGACTTAAATAATCCTGATCCTGCATTTAAGATGATGTTAGCATACCGAAACTCTTATGACAAGAGTATGTCGGTAGCCTTAGCTGCAGGTGCTATGGTAATGATATGTTCTAATGGTATGGTAATCGGTGATATTACCTATATGCGTAGACACACCAAAAATGTGTTTGATGATCTAGGTGAAATGATATATAGTACTACGTACTCTTTACGTCATCAAATTAACAAAGCTGCAGCAATTAAAGAAGTACTGCATGCTGAACAACTAGGACGTACAGATACTGCACATATTATCGGTGACTTATTCTATAAGCATGAGTTACTGCGTGCTAATCAATTGACTGCACTTACCCGTGAGATAGAACAGAGTGAGAACTTTGCTATGCCTAATGGTAATGGCAGTGCTTGGAATCTATACAATAACATTACAGAGGTTCTAAAGAAAGGTAATCTAGGTGCTATAGAGCAGAACAAGGAGATTACTCAATACTTCTTAGAAGAGGTTGTATAAAGCCATGTAAAAGGGGGCACATGTAAAAGTGTGTCCCTTTTTACTATATTTGTTGAATTCCAAAACATTACAGTATGAATTATTATGTAATTACGGTTCTTGCTTTAGTTATTATTTCTTGGTTACTAGGCGTTATTGCTTACAAAAGAAACATGGATGTAAAAGAACTAATTGATGAGAACTTAAACGACCTTAACAGGCACACTGCTGAACTACAGAAGTACAAGAATAAATCTGTAGAAAACAGCAAGAAGTACGCTACAAGTTTGTACCTGGCATCTAAGCCTTGCCAACCTGTAGTAATTATGGACAACAAGAACAAAGAAGTAAACAGTAAAGACCAGTATTACTTCTTGTCTTTGTTTGATCCTTCTAAGCGCAGTGACGCAGGAAGAACTACACAAGTAGCTCCTTTGCTATTTACAAAAGCAGAGATTATAAAAGCCGCTAATCGTAGTGCTAAGAACAAAGATGATATGAATGACATTCGTATCAAATATGATCTTACCTTTGTCAAACTTAGTAATTTTGTAAAATAGGATTTGTTGTGGCGGATAAGCACGTGGAATCAGTTATTGCAAAGTACAGAGAGCGTTCTAAAGTAGGCATTGAGAAATACAATACAACTCTAGAACGAGATGATCTTTCAGTAATAGATTGGCTTAAACATGCGCAGGAGGAAGCTATGGATTTCAGCCTGTATATAGAAAAGCTGATGAGCTTATTGAACTCTGATAAATAGTGTGATTAGAAAGCCCCTTTAATTAGGGGCTTTTTTTATACGAAGTAATGTGTTAATCTCGCTATTTGTCCTTTGTCACGTGAATGTATAAATCCTTCTATTGCCTTGGGTGCGTGTTGATATCCATTACGATGGTGCCAACTATCAGCTCCTGAAGGACTCCTTAAACTTTCCACAGTAACGCCAGCGAAATCCTTTGCTGTTTTATGGTGAACGTGGTGCGTGTATATATACCTATATGTACTCGATGCCCAATCTACTTTTGCTTCATTAGCCATGAGCAATGGCAAGTCTTGTTGCTTTGCTCCATCACCATGCGTAGTTCCAATTAAATTATCATAGTACCTGTAGTATTTCCTATGACTGATACTGCAATCAAAAGTAATGTTAGGATGTTTCCTAAACCAAGTCTGTATTACATCTGCTAAGAAGAAACCATTTGTATAATCGTGGTTAGACGGATTAAATACAAAATGTACAGGTGCAACTGTAACTAAAGTTTCTAATGCTTTAATATAGATTTCTTTTGCTGCAGTAAAGTTCTCATACCACATACCATCGGTATCTTGTGGTGTGCCACTTGTAGTAGTGCGTTTAGGAGTATCTATATGTAAGATGTCATTGCCACCTACAAAAAGGATTTGATCAATGTCAAATCCCTTTGCTTTATTCAATATGCCTTCTACTCCGTTTATCACCCTTTCACAGGCAATCTGAGTATTATACTCATCTCCTGTTTCAATAAACGTGGCTAGCTTACCTATGTGTACATCTGCAGGATCTATAAGTAGAAGATGTGGCTCTGATGTTTGTTTATATTCTAGAGTAGGGTATTCTGGACTATAATTTTTAAGCTCATCTATAAGCTCTTGCTTTATCTCATCGTAGGTAATTTGTTCAGGCTTGACATGAGCAGAGATGCTTTTGCCTTTATACCAGTAGTGATTTACTTGACTGGCATCAAACCCATTTTTATCAGCAAAGTCATATAGAGCAGAATGTTCTCTTTCTTTTCTTAGCTTGTAGAAGTGTTTACGAATTGCAGTTTTATCTACTGCATATTGCTCAGCTAATTCTCGGCACTTAGCTCGTAAACTATCAGCATTATAAAGTTCATCATAATGCTGTGTTGCTATGTCAATTATTTTCATGTAGTAGGGTTATTACCTTTCCCAACTGTGCTTCCATTATACATAATTTATTTGGCTTTACACCCCAAATATATAAAAATTATATTATAAAGCTTATTCGTCTTCTGTATCTAAATTTAAAGTTTCAATTAAATTACCATACTGATAGATAAAAGGAACAAATCTTTTACTATAATGCCATTGTTCAGCTTTATCTGCAGACTTACCTGTCTTAGTTAATTTGTTTTCTCCTGCAATATAATCTCGTGCTTCATCAAAAGAGTTTACTGTTACATTCTTATAGAGATTTAGGAATCCTAAAATAGGTATAGGAGATTGTGTAATCTCACGCATTGCAGAATAGTCATAGAAGAATAACATTTCTGTTTGAAAACGAGAAACCAATTGGTGGGCTAAGTTTAAAACGCCAATACTTTTACTATCACGTTCTCCATCATCATCAAAGTCACCTCCTAACACTGCAAGTAATAAAGGTATAGTAGCCAGCATACGTACATAACTATGATGCATATTCATAGTATCTTGACGAAGCTGATGCCATTCATCTAACGTTAGCTTATTAGCATAAATAGGATTAAGAGCTATAAACTTCTCATAAGATTCTAAAGAAGCTTTTTTACTAAGCTCATACTTTAGTCCTGACATCTTACTAAAACGACTACCAAAGAAAGGAATACTAGATGCTGCCATACGCATAAGACCCGCAGCTCCTTTACGTAATCCTAGGTCATACATAGCCTTTAACTCTTGCAATGCTACACGAGCAGAACCTACCTCAAAGTCATCCATTCCTTTATTGTAACGGATACCCCCATAGATATTCATAAGCATAGGAGTAAGCCACGTCCTAAACATTCCAAATACTTTATTTAAAATATTTCCTGAATATACAGATTGATCAGCATTCATATTCGTACCCTTAATTCTACGTGAAGTAGTACGAACCATAGTTCTAAATTCTGCAAACTGCTCATCAGTCAGAGGAAGGTCTTCAATAGTCTTACCTGAATCTGTAGCTTCTTTCCACATATCATGGATACTCTTAACATCACCATCTATCTCAGCAAGCCTACGTACTTTACCATCTAAAGGATCTACGCCATAGTTACGAGCCATAGCTCCTAGTACCAGGTTACTAGTTACTTCTTCAGCACGATAAAAAACATATAGTGTATCGCGATTAAAGATTCTATTTATAATACTTTTACTTGATTCCCTTGCTATACGTTGAGTATGGTTTTCTTTCTCAATTGCAAAGTACTCATTCATAGCACGAGCATTAGCAGAGCGCATATGTTTATATGCAGACATAAGACCCTTACGAGTAATCTGCCTATTCTTTCTACTGTAAGCTAATAGGTTAGCTTGTCCTGTCATAAACCCAGCAAAAGCAGCTTTATAGTTAAATCCTAAAGCCATGTTTCGAGCTGAATTAATTAAGGCACTTACCATTTTATTAGCTGAAATATTCTTGCCAATAATTACATCTTTACTTGTAATGTGTTCACGTAGAACATGAGTACGAATAAGCTGCGTAAGATTTTTAGAAATACGATCAGACTGCTCTAATTCAGGAGTTCTATAACCACGGTTTAATCCTTTGATACCCCCAATAATATCTTGCTTATAAGACTTCTTATATTTAGCATACTGCATAAGAGCTTGCATAGTATCTAAAGTTTCATCCATATAGGATTTGTGATACACTGCTTCTCCAAACATAATAAGGTTATACATCAAATCTTTACTCTTAGCAAAGTTGTTTTCTTCACGAGTATATGATGCACGATATTCATGAGTTTCTTTATCGTAGTACTCAAAGTTATCTTTATATGCTAAGGGTACACGCAAGTCAGGACTATTGATGTCCATGGTAAGAGAGGTAATCTCAGACTGACGTAAACGCAATCCATCTACCGTGTTACGCTTGATAAGATTAAATAAATCTTTAGGGGCACTTACCCCTAATAATTGTCTTAGAATACCAGCAGATTGTGCTCTAAGATTAGGCACAAAGTTTTCCCTGATATACTCATTAGGTAAAGCTGCATTAAACTTCTGCATCGTGGCATAATAGAAGTCTACATACTTCTTTACAGCAGGTGGTAATTTTTTATATTCCTCACTGTAGTTCTCTTCTTCACTCTTAAGCTTAGCATATTTATTTACCGCTGCACGAATTAACCAAGCATTTTCAGAGTTGGCTAAGTCGTTCTCATCAATAAACTTACTTACCGCTTTGTTATATGCCGCAGAAAACTCTCCATGTATCGCAGCTAAACGATTTTTACGTGTTTCTAAATCTAATAAATAACGATTCTTACCTTCATCAGTCAGTTCATAAATTGATTTAATGTATGCTACATCGTTATTTTCTCTTGCTTGAAATATAAGATTACGCTTTTCTGAATCATATCTGCTAATAATATTACCTGTTTTGTCATTAAAGATCATCTTATTAGCCTGCTCCATAGTGTAACCTGCGGCTTTTAGAGCATCTATTTCTTTTTTAATTTCTTCCTGCAGTTCTTTAATAGCTTTATACTTCTTAGTTTCAGCTTCATTAAATAAAGTATATGCAGTTTGAATTACAGGCTCTTCTATTTCACTCCAAGGAATAAACTTTTCACCAAAGTTATAAGATGTAACCTCAGCAATGTCAGGGTTTAATTTTTCTAAGTTAAGCTCTAACTTACCCCTTAAGATTTCTTCTGCCTGATTTAATAATTGCAGAGATAAACCTGTTTTAAAAGCATTGGTTTTCAAAGCTTTTCTAAAGTGGCTATCTTCAGGTAATTGCTCATTAGCAATAGTTTCGTCTTCTTCTTTATTGGTAATTTTAGTAACCGTTTCAAGAAGGTTTTTAAAATACTCTACCTCACTAAGATAATAGGTAAGGTCATTAGGAGTAATAGCATTGCTATTCTTATTGATATAGTCCGTCATATTAAGTACATAATCCAATACAGAGTTTGCATCTTTCTCTCTTTGGATATGTTCTATAAGCCGTTCTAGTTTACTAATCTCATCTTGATATTCAGCATACTTTAAATCACTATCTGAATAGTAACTCTTACGAGCATTCTCAATAGCTATATTAAGTTTCTTATCAAGTTCAACAATAATATCATCAAGGATTTCATTATCCGTTAATTGATATCCTGTAGGTAATTGTTTTACTTGTTCTGAAGAGATACCTATAACAGCATTTACTTTCTTCTGAAACTTAGGGTTCTTGTATTCACCAGGTTTTCTACTTGATACTAAAGTCCCGTCTTCATTATATACAGGATCAATAGGGATATCCATCATAAAAGGAATAATAGATATCTCATCAAACTGTTCTTTCTGTACACCGTAACTATCAATAAGCATATCACGGTATTGCCCTGTCTGTAAACGATAAGTTCTACGTTTGATATCAGATATCTCAGTAGAAGGTACAAACTCTGTTATACCTGTTTCAGTAGTAATGATTTCCTTTTGTTGCTTCATGAACTTGTAGTCCAAGAAATCTATACGACTATTACTATATACTACAAGACCATCTATAGTACCTCCTGTGTCTTTATCGTTATGAATAAATACTTCAGGATATACAATAGCTTGACCTTCTTTACCTGTACGATCATTGATAGTTTGCTGTTTAGCAATCGCTTTATCTACAAGTATCTTAATACTACTTTTGATTTCTTCGTATGCTTCAGGAGATAAGTAATCAGGACGAGTAATTTTAGGAGCAGTAATTCTACTCTTTACCCGTAGCAAAGGGGATTGTTGCGCAAAGTATACGTAAAAGTTTTCATTAAGCTCATGCAACTCTGTACCTATGGTTGCTAATGTTTGGTTATTAGCAGATGCTTCCAAACCTTGTAAAGACTTACGAGATCTTTTACCCCGTATAGTTTCCTTAGCAATTTGAGAAGGACGATATAAAAGAACTTTACCATTCTTTAATTGGTATAATTCTCCACGATTCTCATCTATAATCTTTTCTTCAAGTACCTCAGCGTTTCTTTTATCAATCTCTGCTTCTATAGTAGCTTGATCTAGAAATTTAGTATATGCTTGTAGTTTAGCACCACGTACACCACGCTTTAGAGCATCTCCTATAAAACGTACTTCATCTAACGTTGGAATACGATCAGGGTAATAAGACATAATTCTTTGCCCTATTACTTCTCCGTACTCTGCTTTTATATCAGCAGGTATAACTGCACAATAATTGCTTCGCATTACTTATAATTTACAGCGTTTGTAATAATCTAAATTCTCCTCTAAGGTAGTAAATTGATTTTCTTCGTTAAATCTTTGGAAAGCTTCACTATTAATGATATTATTATCTGTTTCTAAATCTTCTACCTCTTGCGTATCTTTAACAGGAAGTGTTTCCTCTACAATAGGAACTGACTGTTTGTACTCTTGTATAGTAGCTAAGGTATCTTGAATAATAGGTTGTGTATTAGATACCTCATTAAGATATTCACTTACACTGTTTAGTAAATCTAATTGACGTTTTATAATTGCAGATACCTGTGTAGTAGGAATATATTTTAAAAATTCAGTTACCAATTCAGAATGACCTAATGGCTCATTGCGTTCATTTACAAAACTAGCACGTAAGTTATAGTTATCTATAAAGCTATTTAAAGCTCTTTCAGGAACTGCTGTATAAAATACTTGTCCTACTAAGTCAGCAACGTTTTCGTCTATGTGTGTCTTTGTTTCAGGGCTTAGAACTTGTGCTAAAGCATTACGAGCATCTACAATGCTACCTACATTTGTTTCATAAGACTTATATGCAGCACTCATGTTAGAGTTAAAAGGCAATGTAGTATTGGTAGTTTCTAACTGATCTAAATACGTATTAATCTCTTTGGTATTAGGATCAAATATGTTGCTATCCAATACAGGTTCTTCAGTTTCCATATCAGAATCTAGAATACTTTCCTCCATCATAAGCTCTTCAGACATATTAGGAGTACCTGTATTAATAGATTCAACTATAGCTTCTATCTCTTCTTTAGAAGGAATGTAATCCTCTGTAACCGTATGACTAAATCTATTACCTACCTTTTCTGCAACAAACGTTAGATTCAAATATTTCTTATTTAGCTTCTCACTTAAATCTTTTGTCTTAAGTAAATCTTCACCTTGTTGATTACGTAAACCTAGTTTGACTAACTCTGCATCTAAATCTTCTACAATTAAAGGAATATCATCATAGAGAGTATAAATACCCCATGCGTAGTCCTCACCTACACGTTCTACTAATGCTTGCCACTCGTTAGAGTTTATGTTAGGACACTTTGCACCCATATTAACAATCGTTTTTACGTTTTTTACCTGCTTCTAATAAATCAGGAGCGTTATCTCGTTCAAATGGAGCTTCAGCCTTACCTTTGGTTTTGGAAACTGGAATCATAAATTCTTTGGCCTTCATAACTATTTCTTTTATAAACACATCCGAATTTGTAGAAAAATATACACTTCCTTCTTCTAGTCTTTTCCTAGCATCTTCCTTACCTAAAGAATAAGTTGTAAATACTTTTTTAGTAGTACCAGGTAGTATAGTCATATCTTTCATATAAGGATCATATATTTCTACAGTTTGACTTGAAATAGGCATGTTATGTACATAAGCATACATAAATGCAGGCATATAACCTTCTTGAATATTTGATTTCAAAACAGGATTATCAGATAATATAATCTCTTTAACCTGAGAAATATAAGGTAGTAACTCCTGATACACCAACTGCTTGTTAAGATTACGCATCAAATTAAATTTCCCTTGTAAGAATCCAGACTGTACCAAAGATAGTCGAATTAAATCTCTTGCTAAATCTCCGTATTCAGATTGCATTAACTCATCATGCTTAGCATCAATTATATTCTGATCTACTACATTACTATCAGACATCCTAGATACCACAATATCACGTCCTGACCCTTGGTAATCAATCAAAGGTTGGAATTGACTCAAGAATAAATCACGTGCATAAGCATTATCAGGATCATTTTGAATTTCATATAATCTACGTGCTACACTATTTTCTCCTGTAGTCAAACGTTCTACTTCTCTTACATAATCAAAACCAGTGCCTGGCAAAAACGATGAGGATATAGCAATAGGAGTAAACTGAGAACGAAAAGCATTAAATAGTTTATTACGATTCTTTGCGTTAAACTTTAAATTAAAATCTTTTTTTAATAATGCTTCTTCAAGACTAGCATAATCAATTCCTATATTAGTAGACATTGTGGTAAACCGTAATTTATCCTGCAATCCTTTTATAGAACTTTTTAATGCTTGTATAAATTTTAAATCCTTAGGTATTAAACCTATTCCTGTTGGATTTAATTCACTTTCTTTTGCTTGTAACTCTTGAAATGTCTTGTATCCTGTATCATCTGCAGAAGTTTCTTTCTTGATATCGTAGATTTCACTATTCAAACCATTAAGCGCATCAAATACTTTAAGAGCTACTGCTTGAATGTATTTAGCTTTATCTGTATTTGGGTTCTTAATAGCCATCTGTAAATCCTTAATAGTAATTTTAACAGAGCTATCAGGAGTAAGATTCTTATATTGTTCAAGAGTCATATAGCCTTTTAAAAGACGCGCTTGAATAATTTGCTTACTTGTTTTGGCACTACTTATACCTCTATTATGGAATGAATACTGACGTAAATATTCTGTAATAATCGGTTGGTTAAGCCACAACAACGTTTTATTAAAAGATCCTAAATGTACTCCTGCTAATGCAGCACTTAACCCTTGTCCATATAAGTTAATAAAGAATGGATAACCTGTGGTGTTTGCTGCATCTAGTGAAGCAGTAGTAAACTCATCGAGTAATTGAGATTTTAAGTAACCCTCTTGAGTAGTAATATTACTAAAATCATAATAGTTTACTCCACCAGTATCATCAAGTACATAAGATAAAAATCCTTTTTTATCTACGTGAATAAAATTATTATTTTGGATAACAGGAAGTAAACTTACGTTAGATACATTAATACCTACGTTACCTTTACCTTCCTTGTACTTTGTAAATGTTTCAATTTGTTTTGCAATGTTTAAAAGGTTTTCCATAGGTTGTTTAACCAAGTCTATACCTTTTAAATCCGTAGCAATCTTAGTTGCTGTATCTGCAAGTAGACTATCGTTAGCAGGAATAATGTGCTCAGCAAAAGTATCATAGAGCAAATTAATCTTATACTCAATATCAAGTAGGTCATTCATTACTGAATCTTCAGGTAAAACAATTTTACCATCCTGTACAGAAAACTCAGTAGTATATGCATTAAACTTATCACTATCAAAGTCAGAGTTATTCTTAATTACTAACTCATGGGGTACAGTAACTGAATTAAATAAAATAGGATTTGTATACTCTACTACATGTGCAGTTTCAGTAAATGATTTTGCTTGGTGAGGAATACGGAATCCAACTACTCTACGTATCTTAGTAAGCGTAGTCATCTTTTTACCTTTATTAGCTACAAAGGCATCTTCATCTTTACGGACATCCTCATTAAACTTATCTAAAGCTTCCTGAGTAAACTTACCATTACCATATTTATTTGCTACATAATCAAATAATTCATCAGGCAATGGCATAGTAATCTCCATAGGTAGTATAGTCTTTGCATCTGTTACACGATAAAACTGTAAACTACGGCTAGAATCAATAGAGTTACCTAAGTCAGGAACCTGCATAAAAGATTCCCCATTACGTTTTAAACTAACTACATTATCCTTAAAGATTTTTGTAACTAGATATTCCAACTCATGAAAAATAGGAAGCTCATCCAAGAAGGTAATCTCACGTTCTTTTAACTCTTCATCTATTTCTTTGAGTTGATTAATAGTTTGGATTGTTGAGTTAGGAAAGTTACGTTTCTCTGCTGCATATACAGCTTGATTAATAAATCGAGTCAAGTCTGCCTTTTGCCAAGAAGCTATACTGTCAATATTTTCAAATCCAATATCATCAATAAAATCAGTAAATTTTTCATTTACTAAGTCCGCATGTTTTTTATCATAGCTATCAAATAAATTTTGAAACTCAGAATTTTCAGATAAAAACTTACCACGGTCTTTAATATTCAACAAGGTGTGTCTACGCATCTGCTTTGATTGAGTAACACTACCTTTAGGTTGTTCATTAAGGTTAGTTTGAATACCCATGTAAGCATCATGTAAATCATCCGTAGCTGAATACATATCTTCATTTATTGCTTGAGTAAACTCTTCTTCAAAGTTTTCTATGCTATATGTTTTACCATAAGTTACTTTAGCTCCACTCTCAAGAATAGCTTGTTCAATCTTATTGCGATGCATAGATTGCATAAGAGAATCCATTGGTGTGCCTTCTTTTACAATACCTGGAATCAAAGGCATTACAGCATATTTACGTACTGCTACAAACCCTCCGCCTTTATGAGCTTCAGTCATATAAGGACCTGAATACTGTAGTTTCAATGGAGTAAATCGTGCAGACTGCAAATCACTTTTAGCAATAGGACGATTATTAAGTACCGCTTGGTAAATATTTTCATGATACTTAGACCAAGTTTCTGTACGTAAGGCTAACCTTCTATAGGCATCTAACGTAATCATTCCTATACCATCTGCATATTCATACTCTTCAGCATAAGCAGCTAACTTCTTACGAGCTTCTTGCTCAGGATTTTTAATTCCTTGAGCTCTATATAAATCTGCAGTATAACCTACCATAGAATCAAAATTAGCTTTCTCCATGGTTGTAGTAGGCTCTTTAATAGTAATGGTAGGTGTACGACCTTCTGTAATTATTTTTTGAGCATAGGCTCTCCAAGATGCATTATTGCCTTTGTCTTTATTCTCAAAACTTGGCATAAGCTGTGTAAGCTCTATAAGAGCATTTATAGAATCATCTATCCTTTGAATCTTTTTAGTAGAATTCAAAGTCATGTAACGCTTTGCAAAGTCTGCTGCATCTTTAAACAAGGTAGCATCTCCTGTAAATATTCGAACCTGTTCTGAGTAGTTTGCTAATTGAGCAAGTACAAAACTTTTAAATCCGTTAGCTTTATCAGTTTGATATGCGTTTTCTACAAACTTAAATAAAGGGGATTTTTCTATGTTAATTTTAAAACTAACTAATGTTTCTCTAATCCCTTCTAGGTTACGAATAACTAATTCATCAATAAACTCATCAACCTTACTTTCGTATTTAGATTCATTAAATACTGAAGCTTGTTGAGTATAAACTGTAGGAGCATCTGCTAAGGGTAAATTAACAATTTCTTCCATTGTCATACCTAACTTAGCGGCTAAGCCCTTAAACATTCTAAAATCAGAATGATCTACATTCTTTAATCCACGTCCTATATTTTCATCAAAGTATTTCTTAGACTGTAATAGCTCGTACTTTATAGAATTTTTAATCCTGGATATCTGTAGGTTTTGATTATTAGTTCCTAATGATTCAGGAATGTCTAACTTATTTACAACAGAAACACTCATGTATACAGGACGGTCACCTGCTTGCAATAATGGACTAGCATTATTTGCAACCGTTTTCATATCTAAGATAAGACGATCAATAGGATTAAGCTTACGTGTAGACAATTTATCCGCACTACGTTCTTTACCTAATCCATTCTCAATATTAATTACCAGCTGTAATGGCTTTTCCATGATTAGGCTAGTCCATAATGCAGGAGCTTTAGCTTGCAAAGACATATCTACATTAATATCATCTTCCAATGCTTTAATTTGCGCATTGCGTGTAGCAGTAGTAAGCCGATTAACGCCTGATAAACGTTGGTTATACTTAGTAGCAGTAAGAGTCATACTGTTGTGTAATCCAATAGAATATACTCTTTCACCATCCATGTTATAACTAACAAGGTCAATGTCTTTAGTAGAATACTGTGCTATAAGTAACGCAAACTTACGTGCATTGGTACGTATATTACTTTGCTGACGAAAGTTGTAAAGATTTTTTATTGCTAAATCACTACCTAAACCAAATCTAGTTATGCTACTTGTAAAAACACTAAGCGCATTATTATTACCTTTTGTAGGTAAACCGTCTATATCAATTTTTAAATAGCTTTCAATGTTAGGAATTACAATACCTAGCTTTTCTAGGATTTGTTTGTTTATATCAACAGCTTTTAACGTAGCTCTTTTTTTAATTAAAGCATTAAGTTCTTTTCTAAACTCTGTAATACCACCAGCCTTAACAATATTATCACTAAGCTTTGCTTGCCACTCTGAAATAATACGAGTTTGTATTGCTTGGTTATTTAAGTTGTAGCGATTTAATTGCTTAGTTTCATTATATAAGGTACTGTAATAACGGTTATTGGTTTTAGTAAACTGTTGTACCCATTGTGTACGTAGTAACTCTCTATAAAAGATATCCGATATATCATTTAAAGACTTAGGAGGATTCTTTTTAAGAGCTTGTATTTCATTTTTAAGTTTTGAACCTTTAGTATAGGTATCAATACGTTTGATAATATTATCTAACTGTGCTCCTAACAAAGCCGTATCTGCAGAAGTATAAAAGATATCTGCTTGTTTCTTAAGAGCAGCAATATGGGCATCTATATTTCCAGGAACATCCGCCAATACATTATGCACTAAGGACATAAGTTTATTTGCCTGAGCAACTTTAGTTAGCCCAGACATTCCATCCTGTAAAGCATATACTTCAAAGTCGTCCCTAGAAAATTGAGTTTTCTTACTATCAGGATCTTTAAGTTCTACTTCCACATCCATCATGGTAGTAAACATTAAACGTATAGCTTTAGGAGCTTGTACCTTATAGTTTACTTTCATTTTAGAATCGTAGAAAGTACTATCTCTAGAAACAACAGTTTCGTTTTCTTCGTTTTCTAAATCCGTTAACTCTTCATCACCTTCTAAAACATCTTTTTGCTCATCAACTATTTCTTCACTTTGATTTTCAATAGTATCTACAACTTCTTTAAAAGACTCTGTAGCCTTTATATCAAAATTGGATAAGAATTTATTAAATGCTGATTGAAAATAATAAGGGTTTTGTTGAATGTTTTTAATTAAGAAGTCTAACTCTTTAGCTTTACCTACCTCATTATTTAGTTGAGCAGTTTCTTTGTAGATATCTAAGTCTTCTAGCAAACTATCAAATGCTGTTTTGTAAATCTCGTCAGGGATTACTTCTCCGTTTAGAATATGGTTAAATGTAATTCCATTAGATTGTACTTCTGCAAAGAAAATAGGCGCATAAGCCTGTAGTACCTCAAGAGATAAAATTTTATTTACTGTACCATCAGGAAAGATTATTTGATCTTTTAATGTTGCGGTTTGATTTTTTAGATGTTTAATGTAAGCTACTACAGCTTGTGCAGTAGGCAACCCATTTCCATCTGTATAATAATTTATAGTAGCTTCTTCAATTGTTCTACTATTAATCCAAGAACCAAAACTGTATTGACCTGTAGAGTTAATGTTTACTAAGTCTTCAACAATCTTATTAGCAGCCTCTTTGCTATAGTTATACAACCGTACTAAATCATCAGAAATAGTATTAGGTGCAGTAACTATTTCTCCTTTGGAGTTTCTGAATGTAATTACATCACAAGTCTTCATTACTTAGCTGATTTTCTTTTGGTTTTAGCTCCTTGCTTTTTACTCTTACTTGCAGGCTTTCCTGATCCTGTGCCACATTGTGTTTCTTCCTCTTGTTCTACAGGAGGAGTTTCAGGTGGAGTGGGAGTAGTTTCTTCTTTAGTAAAATCAACTGCAAATGCTATATCACTATCTTTCATTGGCAAATTATCTACTAAATCTTTAAAATTAAAATCAGTTGAATTCTGATCTAAAGTTTTTGTATAAGTATTTAATTCTTTAAATATCTCGTTGGTAACTACTTCATTTGTTTCAGGAGCTATTTCATTAATAGTTTTGCCATTTTCATCTATTGTAAAAGTCCTAGATCCTAGTGTAGTAAATACACCTCTAGAATTTAAATTAAAATTAGCAAGAACTCGTAATCCTCCACTCACAACTTGTAAAGACCCTTGTATTCCATTATCTGATTTTGGTACACTAGTAGGATTAATAGTAGCCTTTTCATCAAAAATAGATGTGTCCGCCTTTTGAATTTTAGCCCCTGCATTTTGAGTTTGCTGTGGAGTAACTGTAGGAGCTTTTTGTTTAGGTGCTTGTGCCTTAGGACGAGCAGGTAATGTCTGAGGTAAGATTACATACCGATTTAAAAACTGAGGAGCATTAGAATTATCAGGTACTAAATGTGTAACTGTGTTATCTAATACATAAGCTTCATAGGATTTGTATTCTTTACCTAAGGTAACCTTATCCGTTTTTATATTAATGTCTGTAGGCATTGCAAAAGAATTTGCAAACATAGGATTATTTAATGCCTTACCATTAACGTTATGACTTTTAGTTTTTAAGAATTCAATAAGCTCAAGTACTTGTGGATTATCTCTATTTACTTCTAGACTACCATCATTATTAACAGTAACAATAGATTGCAAATCTATATTGGTAATGTTACCATTACGCATATAAGTAAGCTTACGATTGTTTAAACCTTTACCTGTAATCAGAATGTTTTGATTACGAATATTACCTTCTTCACTGAAACTAATACCCCAAGGCATTAACAAATCTATTAAACCATTTTGATTACTAGTAGGTAAGATAGACACAGCCTGTCCATTATAATCTACAGCCATTTGCAAATTTGCACTGTATCCTAAATACCCTAATAATTTAATTGCAGTATCTACCTGCGCATCATTAAGCTTACGAGTATTAAGTGTTGCAGCTTTACCATCTGCCATATATGCAATTACTGAACCTGGAATAGCAGGTTCAATAAATCCTGTTACTGGATTTTCAATAGATGAGTCGTATGCTATTTCAATGTTTTCTACATTGTCTAAGGTATTAGCACTGCGATATACAGTTTCTATCTCACCTGTATCCTTATTTAAAACACGATTAACTACCGCAACTCCCTTACTTAATCCTTCAGGCTCTAAGAGGATAGTTTCACCTGCCTGAGCACGTTGTTGTAACTCAGTACGATAGTTGCTGTAGCGATTTTGTAATATCTTATTAGCCTCTGCTAAAACAATTGCGTAGTCCTCTGCGCTTTTTAAATCGTACTTGGTATTGTTAAACTCAACAACATCATCAACTATTTCAAATACTTCATTGATTACATAACCCTCATTTAAAGTAGAACGTCCTTCACTAGGGAATGTAGTACTAACATTTGGTAATCCAAAATATACAATGTAGCCATCTTGTCTTACAGGATTACCTGCATTGTCTACAGGCACTACATATAATGCAGTATCATCTGTTACAGGTACTGTCTGATCTGTATTAGCAAAGATTTGTTCTAACTGCGCAGCACTTGCAATACGCATTTTATAATTCTTTGCAAACGTGGTAGCATCTTGATTGTTAATCCAAGTATTAGCTGCTATACTCTCAGGATATGTTTCTTCTTCTTCATTAAGAATAGGCATTCCATTTTGATCATACTGTACTCGACCATTTACAATCTTAGTAATACCATTAATTGTAGTAATAAGATTAGACTTACGTAAACCAAAAGCTTCACGTTCTGAGGTAAGTGCATCAGTAGACTGATCTACATCAGGTTCAGTATTTGTTTGAGTATTACGATCTATAATATATCCCTGCGTACCTATCTGATTGACATAATCACTTACCTTAGCTATAATACTATTTAAGTTTGCTACAAAGTCATTAGTATATTCAATTTCAGTTTGTAGGTTATCTAGCTGTTCTTGTAAATTTAAGAATCGCGTAAAAGCATCTTCTATCTGACCTATACTTTGGTCAAGTTCTATTTTGGATTTATTAAACGCACTAAGATTATTTAAAGACTGTTCGATTTGTTTAACAATCTCAGGACTAGTAGATGAATCTGTAAACGCAGTAAAAAACTGACTTGACAAATTATCAATATCTAATCCTGATATAAGCTGATCATAGTATTCTGCATCCTTATTAATGTTTGTTTCAAATGCTGTACCAACATTTAAAGGATTTGCTATGTAAACATTTATAAGTTCTACTAAAGCTTCTCCATTAGGAACATCATCTTGAATAAATTCTGCAATAGCAGACAATGGAATATCCGCAGTTTTACTTAAACCCGTAAGATTATATAAAATGGTATTTACAATTCCTTTCTTAGTTTTCTTAATGGTTTTTTCTAACTCCTTAATTTGATTAGAGGTCTGCTTAAAGTTTTCTCGTAATTGATTAATATGCTCTTGCCAAAGATTATATGATTCAAAATCAACAGGAGGATTTTCTACTTTGCCAAATACCGATTGTACTTCGTCTAAGCTAAAGAAGTTATTAATAACACCTTGGCTAAGAGGAAGAACTTCCATTCCTTCTATTACATCTAAAGTAGTTAAGTTACCATACTGAGTAACATAACCATCAATAGCATTTAATATTTGTTTGTACTGACTTCCAACTTCTGTAGCAGTATCAAGAGTTGCTTGTAATTGCTCTTTAATTCCTTTTAATTCAATAACCTTCTCAGTGAACGTAGCAATGTCATCAGCGTATTCTTGAATCTTTTGAAGGTTTTCTTCCGTTGGATTTTGTTGGAGTTCCGCAACCCTTGATTTCCGATAAGAAAGTTTATTTCTAACATTGTTTAAAATTCTATTTACTTCACTAAGTTGGTTTTGTAACTCACTTAAATTAGTATTTTCTTTATTCTGTTCTTCATTAAGTACTTCACTAAGTGCAGTAACTTGTGACTTAATGTTATATACTTGAATAATTTTATCCTTTTCTTCTTTAGATAGCATAGTCATGCCATCAAAGTATCCTGCGTCTTCTGCTACGGCTAAATAAACAGGTTTCATATTACTATCTATACTGCCATCTTTATTCACCTTAGCCATAAAACTTATGCCTTGTGGTGACTTGATTAAAGTATAGAAGTCATTACCCTTACGGAAGTATACAGATTCTTTTAAACGATCTCTAACATCGTTAGATCTAGGACTTTCTAATAGTTCAGTACTATCAGCAGGACCAAACTCATAACCATTTGCTTTAGCATCTCTTTCAAGAGCATCTATGGTCTTTTGAATCTCGGCTTCATATTGAGTTAAGTACTCAAAGTTTTTGTCTAAATCTAAAAACTTACTAAACTCTTTATTATAAAACTCAGGAGTAAACAAAGATGATAACTCGCTTTCTACAATAGCTTTATGCTGTAGTTTTTCTGCACGAGAATCTTTACGAGCCTCAATCTTAACCTTTACTAAGTTTTTAGTTTCTTTACTTTCTGCAGTTTCTAATTCAAATTCTAACTGCTGTATAACATTATCTAACTCTTCAATTTCTTCTTTAAGAATGTTTCTACGTGTAGCCGCATTAGTAGCAGCATAACTTACATTCTTAATAAACATTTCTTTTTGAGCTTTAAACTCTGCTTTTTCTTCTTCAGTTATATCCTGTTTAAGTCCTGGACGATAACGGTTTTTAAGTTTTAATAACTTACTTAGTTTAGTTTGGTTACCAATAATAGAAACTCTGCTCCTTAAGTAGTTACCAACCTCAGGAGATATTTCTTCATAAGCTGCTTTGTAATGATCATAGTATTTACCTACAGCATCTTCAATTTCTTGAGGTAATGCTTCTACTGCTTCTTCTCTACCATTCTGAATAAGAGCATTACGCAGATTAGCCATTAGAAATTCTTTACCTTGAGGATGGTCTACATACTGATGTATCATAGGAGCCATCATACGTGACATAAAGAATCCTTGTGCCTTTTCTGTTTCTCCCTCCTCAACAAGCTTTTCTAAAATTTGAAGATCTGCGCTGTTTTCAATGTTACGGGAGATTGCATTTTTTAATTGACTAACATTTATTTGTGGATTACCTTGTTCATCAAATACAATCTGACCATTCTCATCAGTTATAGAAACTTCACGAAGAATATTGACATTATTATTCCATTGGTCTTGAAGGTTAGTGCGAATATTTTCTGCTTTTTTAACATCACCTAAGTACTGACGAGCATTACCAATACCCCCAGCCATACCTCCAATAACTCCTCCAAGAATAATTGCTTTATTAAACTCACTAGTACCTAGCTGACCTGATAAGTTTATAGCAAATGCACTCATATCATTTAACACATTATAACCCATTTGGCTAATGCGGTCTGATTTTGCTAATTGCTTATAGGTATCACTAAATATAGACTGTGCTCCTTCTTCGAAACCTTCTGTAAATATACCTGCTCCTACTCCTTTTGCTACATCCCAAGTAAATGCCTTACCTCCAAAACGAATAGGATCACTTACAAGGAGTCCTGCCTTATCCCACATTCGTGAAAAAGGTCCTTTATCTAATGCTGTCCTAGCAGCAGGCTTAAGCGTAGGAAATATTTTATTTATAATAGCAGTAGAACCTGCATTGGTAAATCCAAGTAAAGCGGCATTAGCTAAAAAAGTTCTACCCGCAGCAGCATTTATACGTTCATTAACAACTTGTGGGTCAATCGTACCTGCTTTAATTAAAGGCTCGTAGTACTCAAGCATCTCCATACGAACATGGTTAGCTTCTGCTATAGACTCATACATAGTCTGTGTAGCAACCTGTGCAGCAAAGTCAGCTTTATTAGTAAGGTTTGCTAAACGAGTTCCGTCTGTAATCTTTTTTGAATTACTTAAAGTTTTATTTATGTTTACTCCTAGGTTTACTGCACGTGTACCCAATTTTAACGCAGAAGCTGCATAACCTGTACCATATGCTCCGACAAGAAAACCTAATGTAGGAGCTAATTCTTTATTATAGAATTCCGCATGTCCTAAAGACTCCCAAAAACCCAGGTTTCCCTCGGCATATTCTTTGGTCATATACGTAGGAATATTCTCATCTATAACTTTGTTCTTAAAAGATTCAATGTTATCGTACCAACCAAAAATAGGTTCATTAGTTAAACCCGTACCTGTAGCAACTAAGTCTACCATATCAGGAACAGCACTTGCAATATGTGCTGCTTCACCTACTATATTTGCTAATAACGTAGGAACAAAATTTGCAATACGCTGACTAGTAGGTTGATATAAACCAGGTAAGTATTGTTCTTCCTGCTGATTGTTTACATCAAAGCTTAATCCTAAATTTCCTGTTTGCCTTCTAACAATTTCAGGATCATATAATAACTCTCCTGTAGTAGGAGCAAACTTAGGCTGTGTATTTTCAGGAGCAAAGTTGACACGAAATAATCTATTTTGTGCCAAATAATCTTCCGCAGTCCAGTTATTATTATCTTTTTCAGGAGGCTCAGGTAGATTAAACTTATTTAATTGTTGTGCCATTCTATTTTAATTAGATAAAATATAATTCATTACTTCTTCTGCGGTATCCATAGATTTTTTAGTACCATCGGGCATAGTTATATTATAGGATTTTTTATTAACAGTGCCTTCTATTACTTCTACTTGAGCAACACCAAATCCTACAGTAACTTGTATATTTTCTCCTGGCTTAGCTAAACGTAATTGATTATATTGAGGAGTCATTCCAGTTTGGAAAAGCCGATCATTCAGATTTATAAGCATCGCAGATGTACTTGTACCAGTCTGCTTTAAAAACTTCGGATTGTTGGCTACTTTACTAATAAACTTTTCTGCTGCATTATTTTTATCCCCAGCTAATTGCATTACAAATGCAACACTTTTTCCTTCGTCATTTGTAAATACCATTTGTATGTAATTACGTCCGCCTTGTGGAATTATATTTAATTGATAATTATTTTTATCATAAATACCTTTTTTAATTCCAGCATTTTCAAGAGCATCTAATAAAGTAGTACCTCCAACTGTATTTACTGTAGCAGCGTTATCAACAATACGCCCTAATAAGTTATTACGATCATTTTCTAAATCAGGAACATCAGGTATATCGTAGCTAATATTACTTTGAGTTACACGTTGATTTAACTGTTTATTATCAAAAACTTCTTCTTTGAAGTTATCCGCAATTCTATTTACATAGCTTTCTGTAGCTCCTTGTTCAAGATTAAAATTATCTAGTATATTTATTACAGCAGAGTTACCAGCATACTTAGCTTTTATTTCTTCTTTTAATTTTGCATAATCTTGATTAACTGCATCAAGGTATGCTTGACGTCCTCCTGTAATTAAAAAGCGTAGATTATTCTCATAAATTGCTTTTTCTCGTTTTTCAAAATCAGTATTTTTAAAAACCCCTTTGATAAACTTAGATCCAGTTATTGGTAAAATTCTTAACCCAGTACCAGGCAATCCTAATTCAGAATTTAATTCTTCTTGAGAACCATACGCTTTTATTATTTCTTGATATTCAGCATCTACATTAGCTTCATATAAGCTTAACTGGGCATCACCTGTATCTTTACTAGCAAAAGCATCTGCAGCTGTCAGTAAATAATTCAAATTGTTTTCATTTGATATATACTGCACAAATTGTTCTTTATCTACTTGTGGGTTTTTATTTAAAAATGCTTGAATTGCTTGATCTTTACTTACCCCAGGATTATTTAAATTGGCTATAAAATCATATACGCCTCCATAAAAGTTTTGACGCGCTTGATTTATACCCGCAGTAGAATTTTCAAAATCAAAGAAACTTTCATCTGTATTCATTAATCCTGTTAAATTACTAGCGGATTCAGGATCACTTGTTACTAATTGCATTTTTTGATCTGCAACTGCAGTATAACTTTGAACTGCGACATAATTATCTCTAAAAACTTGTATGTCATTTAATTCTGAAGTTTTAGCTACAGGAGGTTCTACATCACCGCCTCCAGATATTTGAGTCGTTTTTGATTGTGCAGGAGTAGTATCTTGAAAAGATTCTTTACGGCTACTCATGCCTTTAGCTAATGCATTAGTCATTTGATAAAATGGAGTAGCGGGATTAAGAATATATTTTTCCTCTCCCTTAGCATCTCTTTGACTAGTGTATAACATAGGAAGTCCTTGATACTTCATTTGGAAGTTATAACTCTTAACAAAATCAGGATCAATTTTTGCGGTATCAAAAATAAGTTGCTGAATTTTTCCAGCATTTTTCTGATCAATATGCCCTAGTAAATCATACAATGTATAATTCATTCCAGGCTGTTGAAGCATAGCTTTACCTTCCTCATCTAGATATACAGCAAAACGATCTGCTGATACATTCTTAGCTAAGTTTGTAATGTATTCTTGAGTATCTACAAAAGAAGGCATTGCATTACCTACAAACATAACTCCATTATCAAATCCTTCATCTCCATAAGTAGAAAAAGAATTTATATATTCAGTAGCTGCTGCTTGAGCAATTAAAGGATCTTGGTCATATGTTTTTGCAGCAGTCCTTACATAATCCATAGCAAGGTCATAATTAGTAGCAGCACGACCATAAGTTCCTGTAGGAGATACTAATCTTCTGTAATCAGTAGACAAGACATTTAAATCCATTAAAGTATTAGGACTAATATCTCCTTTAGCTACCTTTTCAGACAAAGCATCAATACGTTGACTAAAAGGATCTATAATCTCTTGTAATTTTGCTTTATCTTTAGGTAATAAGTTTTTATCAAATAGCATATTGCTAAGTGCTTCTTGACTACCTAGTAAAGCTTCTGTACTTGCTTTAGGAACCATCATGTATTCCTCAATACTACGTGGAGTATATTGAGGCATTTTTATAGACCTACTGTATTTACTAATTGCCATATCTAATGGTATATTTTATATAATTATCCGTTAGGATTTTCGGTATTTCCTGTATTTCTCATTCCTTTAAAACCAGCATAAATATCATACAAGTACGGCATTTGATTTACCATCTCACGGTTTTGGATATCTATTCCTATATTACCAATATTCTGTCCTGTGGCTGCCATCATTTCAAGTATACGATCTGTCTTAGCAGTTTCTCCTGCAATGTTAAAGTCATCAGCCATCATACGAGCTTGAGCATTTCTAGCAGCTTGTTGATAAGCTAACTGATTTGCTTGTTGCTCTAACTGACGATTGTACATTTCTTGTTGCATAGCAGTCTGTCCAAGAGCACGTGCAGTAGCTCCTGTTATTCTTTCTGTAGCATCTAAGTAAGTACCTACTGAACCACGACTTCCTGCAGCAGCTCCTCGCATACCTGTACGCATAGCTGTAGCAGCATCTGCTCTAGCTTGTGTCATATCCATAGCAGGTTGATCAAAACGAATATCAGTTTGTGCAGCTTGTAAATTTGGAACCCTATCACGCATAGCCTGAATCATTCCAGCAGCACTTGTAACTGCGGGAGCATAAGATAATGCTTCTCCAATCTTACGTCTACGCGTACTAGGATTTATAGGAGTTGTTTCAGTGATTTGTGGATTAAGTTTTGCAATATTTTGTCTAGTTAAATCGTAGTCTTGAGGAGTTAATATTAAATCCATCATGTCTACTGCTTGAGTATCCTCAAAAGCTAAAGGAAGAGTAACCATACTAGGGTCAGGTTCTCCTAAGTCATAATCTGTATTATATATTGCATTATATTGATTTAATGCTTGTGGTAATAAATTCATAGGAACACTGCCAAAAGGTCCTCCTGTTTGATATTTCATCTTACCACCATAGCCCATCTGTTGTTGAGGCATCATAGGTTGTCCTTGAGCCATGTCTTGTTGTAGCATAGCTTGTTGCATTTCTTGTGCTTGCTGTTGTTGAATAGCTCCCATCTGTGCTATTTGTGACCGCACCATAGGATTATTAGGATCTATAGGTTCTTGCATTTGTTGCTGTTGAGCTTCCATCATTTGCTGCTGCATAACAGCATTTTGCATTTCCATAGCATCTTGCTCATACTTAGCTTGTTCAACAGCTTTATAAGATTCTTGTGCTTCTGCTAAGTTGTCAAGAGTTATCTTGTTAGCTTTATTGATAAAGCGATCATTAGGTCTTTCCTTATCTTTATACGTCTTAGATACATCAGCATAAGTTTTGCCTACTGCTTTCTTACCTAAGCTAAACTCACGTGCAACCTCAGGAGTTACTTTAAGACGATTACTAAATACAAAGTTACCGTTCATTACAGTTTCTCCTTCTTCAACTAAGTTCATGCCATCAGGAGTAGCAGGTACACCGCCATTAGGATTTTCTTCATGAGTACCTCCGTTGTCAATAGTCTGCAACATTTCACCACCCATCTCAAAACTATAAGGTAACTCACCACCATAAGCATACATATTGCCACCGTATGCTTTAGCAAAGTTCTTAGCAAAGTTTGCCTTCTTACGCATCTCAGGGCTATACTTTCCCTTAGGAGCATTTAAAATAGCTTCTGCGGCTTCTTGCACACTCATACCCATACGAGTAGCTTGTGCCTTAAATGTACCTCGCTTAGCAGGGTCTATTTCAATACTTCCACCTTGTGCATACATCTCACCGCCATAACCCATAGCTTCTCCTTTTATCTTAGCTTGTACCTCAGCAGGTAACGCACGGAAACCTGGGTTATCAAAGCTACCACCATTAGCGTACATCTCTCCACCATAAGCATTTGTGTTTGCCATGATTTGCATTTGTACTTCTTTAGGTAATGCTTTAAATCCTGGGTTGTCAAATGAACCTCCTTGAGCATACATTTCCCCACCCATAGCTTTTTCTTCTGCTTTAATCTTGCGTTCTTGCTCAAGCATTTCTTTAGTAGGCTTTTTACCTGAACCACGATTAGCACGGATGTTATCCCATAATCCTCTACGACTATAAGAACCATCAGCACGCTTAATCATTTGTCC